CGGATGGTTGGCGGATTTTTTCATTTTAGGGCTTGACTTTTAATAGTTAGTCTTCCTCAAGTTTTTCGCTCTTACCAGTCACGACATATACATCATCTTCAAGGTCTTCTTTGGGAATCACAACTACGATGCCTAGTTCTTTTTCAAATGGCATACCATCCATCATAATAATGTAATATTCATCCAAATCTGCGAACACTTCGTATGCGTTACCCTTTTTAAGTTGAACAAAAGTATCTATTGTAGCAACATAACTGTAATAGTCCGTTCTGAAGTACATCCTCATTAGGGCTCCTTGTAGGGTTCCATATCACCCTTCCAAATCTGGAAATAAGGATGTGCGTCAATGCCGTAAACCTGACCCTTCATACCGGTACTGGTAATCTTGTAAGGCTTTCCATCCTCAAGGCTATTGATAAAGTCCTGATACTGAGGACTCATCTTAAAGAAGTCCTTCTTGCCCTGAATCCTCTTTACCTTAATAGTAACCTCATCACCAATCTTTGGCTCCCACTCTTCAACCGGCATTCCAGCCAGAAAGTCGGGACCACCGGCCTTTTTGATTCGCCGGGCAAGGATTCGTGCCTTACGCTGCTCTCTGCGCCGGTCTTTTCGATTCATCGAATTACTCATATTCTGTTCCTTTCAGCTTATCAAAGTAGGGATCGCCGTCTTGCTTCTCTAGTAAGTTGAGCTCCCCGGCGGAGCCTACAGAATACAAACGAAAATTTTTAAAAATCTCAGCACCTTTAATAGTGGCTAGAGATGTAATTATGTACAATATATTGTGTTTTTCTGTGCCATCCGTAAGTTGAACTTCAAGTCGTTCTTTCTTTGGAATGGCTAGTTTTCGGAAGTCGTTCATAGTTAATCCTTCGGCATAGAATACACATCCTGTCCATGTGCATATTCGTCATAAATTTCTGCAATAACATTGTAGCATCTGCTCTCAGAATTATAACTACCAAGAATAATTCCACGTTCACCCATGCCTTGTCGTGCGTAAACATTAAGGCTTGCGGCATCAATGATCGCCATGCGTTCAAGATTTATAATTTCTCCACCCTGCGTTAAAAGTAGCATTTTAGTCCTCCGGCATATCGAAACTAACACGGTTCTCACAAAGAGCAGTGTTAATTTCTTGAATTACTTCTTTTGCTCGTTCTACTGTTTTATATTTACCAAGTTTCATCCATCCATCTCCATCAAATGTATACGCTCTGATTACTGTTGATTCATCTACAATATGGATTCCAAAACATTTACTGGTATCAGCAACTCCGGTTTGATTCTGTGTTAAAACAAACATTGTAAACCTCACAAATCAGAAAGCTGGGCAGGAGACCAGATATCTGAAATATCCCAATCTTCTTCCGATTTTCCGTTATAAATTCCGTAGAAATATCCTTCGGACGGTACATAGACGATTCGTTGCCAACCATTCGTTCCGTGTGACTTCTTTGGCTCAAAATCACGAGTCAAAATTCTACATCCACTACTGTTATAAGCGGATGTCTTTGTAGGAACTTCGATACATTTATTGTCAAGAATCCGAAGAATGTGTTTAATGGACTTCTTGGAAAGATTCATAACCTTCTCCTTATCCGTAACTCACTTCGTTCTTGTCGTTTCGGAATCGTACAAACGTCGGGAACTGCAGAGACTCAAGGCCAGTCTTTTTGTCCATCGTGACCTCTTTGTATTTACACTCAACAATTTTGCCAATGTAGTCATCTGGATTCGCCCACACAGCAACTCTCGTAACATCATCAAAACCAGATCCGACACGAAGCTCGTTGCCCTTGTAGTCAACAACAAGAGCGCCCATCGTACCAGCCAGACGGTTCTGACCTTCCTCAATCGCTGTGATTCGTAGATCAACAGTGTAGAATCGCTTTATTTTGAGACATCCGTTGTGACGAGCCCGGCGATAAGGGACGTCCGTGTTCAACATAAGACCTTCCCAATCGTGCTCGACAGCATAATCAAGCCACTTTGGAATCACGCTTTGGTCTTTTCCTTCATAGACCATGGGAACAATCTCAATATTTTCAAGGTGCTTGCGAGTAATCTCTGCACGAAGACAATTTAACCAAATACGGCGAATTTTATATGGGATAGTACACTTTCCACGGTCGAACTCTACAACAGGAATCACATCAAAAATCACAAATTTGATTCCTGCCTTGTCCTTGTTGTCAGAATTAAGTAGGCCAGTGCCATAACGAAAAGCCTCTCCATCTGACATTCCTTCTGGATTCTTATAGATAAGTTCGCCATCAAACACCCACGCATCTCGCCTGGAGGCGTCTCCATCGTATAGAGAAAGCAGGTCATTCTTTATATGGTCGAGTCCCTTAAACTTCTGTGCTTGACGAGAAATAATTTCACCTCTATGCATAGTGCCCCGGTTGCCATTCATCTTCTGGCTCAAACTAAACCAAATACCATCTTTCAGCTTTACCTTGTCAATCGGATATCCCTGCTGAACCTCCCAGACAGGAATAATCTCTTCGCCGTACACCTTATTGATGGTAGCTGCTTCAACTCCAATCGGCAGGTTCTTAGTGAACAGTCGCTTCAGGAACTCTTCGTACTCATGGTTTTTATGTAAGTAATTTTGGATTGTTGCGATGGATGCATCAGAGCCAGTGTTGTGACCTTTACCCATTAGATAAAGACATCCACAACTGTAATGCTCAAAATCCAAATCAGGCTTTGCCGCCACCTTCTTGTTGATCTTTGCGTCAGACAGTCCAGTCACAATTGCTGGGTCAAGCAAAAATCTGAAGAAAAACATCAGCTCATTATCTTCGTCGCCAAAATCCTTTCGTGCATCCAGCAAAATGCGGGTTTTGTCCGTCTTCTTCTTTGCTTTCTGCAATGCCTTAACCATCGCATCAAGCTTACCTATGAGCTCTTTATCTGTCATAAAGCCTCCTTGCGTATCCTGTATTATATAGTTATAGCCAATAAAGAAAGGCTTGTCGTTACGAGCAAGCCATTTCTTTCCCGTATCCTGTATTATATAGTTAAAGAGAGAATTTTAAGCCTCTGGGATAGAGACTTCTTATAGCTACATTATACAGGACACCAATATGATTGTCAATGCTTTTCTGAAAATTCTTTCCGTAAAAATTCCTTCAAGAACGTCCGCTTATATGGAACTCTCGAAGTCTTTACAGCCCGATCAAGAGCATGAGTTTCGGCGCAAATCACACAATACTTCTTGGCACGAGTGATGGCCGTATAGAGCCATTCTCTCGTCAGCATCAGGTACGCAGAGTTGTCCATGCCAACAATCACATACGGAGCCTCACTGCCCTGCAACTTATGACAACTTAAAGCATAAGCAAGTTCAAGTGTTGCCCAGACGTTATTCCCACCAAAGTAATGTGGAATGAAGATCGTTCCCCACTGGTCAAAATCAACCAGGATAAAACTATTCTCAATCTTTCGGATAATGCCACGGTTTCCGTTGAACACCGGACACTTCTCTTCTTTTTTCTTTGTCTTGAGATTGTATGTGTGAAGCTCATAGTTGTTCTTGTTGATAATGACCTGATCACCCTCACGCAGAGTGTACGCTCTATCCTTGCCATCACCATAGATTGTGACCTTTGCTTCTGCTTGACCACGACTCGGATTCACAATTTCCTGAATAGCATTATTGACTTCATAGGTACAGATACTACCACGCAGCTTCTGTGGAAGCACAATCTGAATCTTCGCACTATCATTCCCTACCTTATTATATAAGGTACGGTACTGATTGATAATGTGGTTGAATGACTCACTTGCGTCTTTATAGATATCAAGCTCCAAATCACGAAGTTCACCACGAATCTCATTGCCAGCCCAGCCATAAGGCACCAATTGCGTAGCGTTACGAACCTTAATGCTCTCCGTGATAATTGCAGACTTGGCTGCCTGACGATGGATCTTAGTCAAACGAGCCACAGGAACAACCTTAGATGCAAGCATATCCTTGAAGATGTTACACATACCGATACTCTCAAGCTGACCGTCATCACCAATCATGATGAATCGCTTGCCGGTTTCGATTGCCTGAATCAAATCGTAAAACAATTGAGCACCAACCATGGAGGTCTCATCCAGAATGATGATGTCCTCATCCAGAGGATTGTCCTTATCGTGAACAAACCCACCGTTCTCGATGTCATATCCAAGGAGACGATGAATCGTCTTTCCATCCTGACCAGTAATCTCCTGCATACGAGCGGCAGCACGGCCAGAGAGTGCAGTCTGTGCAAAAGACTTACCACGAAGAACTTTTAAGACACCAGCGACAACGGTACTTTTGCCAGTTCCGCCGTAGCCTGTTAAAATACAGACGTTGCTAGAGCATACCTTTTTAATGGCATCTCTCTGTTCTTCGGTATACTCGATGCCAAGCGCATTTTCGGCCTCATTGATTGCTGCATCCATATTTTGACCAATCGGATCAACAGGAGCATCCGCCAGACGCTTGATTTCATTCGCAATACTATCTTCCAGATTCCACACTCTAGTTAAAGCAAATTCCTGACGGTCATCACTCCACCAAAGCGTTTCACGGACATCATGCAGATGGAAAAGTGCCATTTTGATAACTTCTTGATCACCCTCGTTCAAATCAAGTTCCTTAATACAGCTATTGATTGTCTGGTTTGCCGAGATAATAGAGTTACCTTCTTCGGCACGAGCGGCAAGAAAATGCATGACGTAGGCTTCGATTCTGAATTGCGAATTGTGCTTTAAGCCCATATTTAAAGCAAGAGCGTCAGCTTTTTTCCAGCCGATGCCATACACATCATCAATCAAGACGTAAGGATTCTCTTCAATCTTTTTTACCAGAATGTCTGCACCGTGATACTGACGAACAAGCTTTTCAATAGCACTGGGAGTCAAACCGTACTCAATCAGTTTTGTGTACGCTTCACTGTTATCAATGTTGTTTTCAAAGGAGTCAATAATCTTTTGTGCTCGACCTTCCGTAATGCCGCTAACAGTACAAAGAGACTTGACATCACCGTTCTTGATGATTTCATACGGATTCTTGAATGCTTCATAAAGCATCTCAAACTGATGGTCGGTCAAGATAAAACGGAGAAAGCTTTTTTGTTCTTCCGGGTCAGTAATCTCTTGAAACTCATTCATGTAGATAATTTTATACTGATCACCAAACTTTTCATGATGAACATATTCACCACAGAACGAATAAGTTTTATTCATATCGAGGCTAGGAACGTTGCCTTTTAGCCGGAGGTCGCTGTATCGGCTCATGATAGGATGTCCCTGCTTGACTTTTACCACCTCGGCAGAGAAAGTGGCGAAGCCGCCGGGCTCCACTTTCCTCCCATCTTTCGGATAAAAGACTCGTTTTATCCTAATGTAGCAACGGATCATATTTTCATTAAATTTCTTATCTGCCACTTTATAACCCTCTTATTATGCACCTAATCTAAATTCTGTCAGTCCTCCGCACACTCTGCAATAAAACCATTTTGTGGTAAGCTCGCATTGTTCTGCGCAGTCAAACTTCCACTTCTGAACTTTTCTCACGACGCAACAATTCGTACAATGTATTTTGATTACAGTTTTGTCTTTATAATGATTTCCAATTTCAAACTCAGGAAATTCACAAAGAACCTCTCCGTCAGTAGTAAATAATACACCTTTCATTACGCAATCTCTCTATCATGCAACCACTGTTTGTAAGGCTTCATCTTCTCAACAATGTACGAATTTTCTTTTCTCTTGCAAAGGATTGCAAGATCGCTGCCCTTTGAAATCAGACTTGAATATCGTGCATACTGAGATGCCCAACAAATCATTTCGACAATACCACATGTCGTGTAAACATGTAAGTATGCAAACTGGTTGCCACGTTTATCCTTCTTTTTTTGGATATCTACGATAACACAAATAGCAGTTGCCTTACCGCCATCCTCTACAGTATCAAGACTGGCATCAATATATGTACAAGCTTCCTTAATAGGATTGCTGGTCAAGAACATTGAAAGGGTTTCAAATTCCCACATGTGCTCGTCTTGCATATACTTTTCAGAAAATGCTTGCATAAACGCATTCCGTTTCTTTTCTTTTTCTTTCTGACGGTTCCACGAATCAGCTTCCCAACGCTCTTTTCTTACCTTGTTATATAAAGCAAGTCTGGTTGGTTTGTCTTTAATGGCGTCCGTATCAATGCCGTATTCGTCTTTAAGAATGGAAATCTTAGGGAGGGATGCCATCTCATGAAAACCCTTCTCTTTATACTCGTTCTCAAAAACCATATTTGCAAAAGTGATTAAGATTTTTCTCTTGTCTTTTGTCGGGATAGCTCCCGCCTTAATCAACTTGACAACGTTTGAAATTCCAATCTTGCCACCGTTTGCTCTCTGAATAAAGTCTGCCAATCCAGAATATGGACGGTCTGCAATCACCCCTGATGCAACACTCTCACCCATTCCCTTAATGGCTTTCAAGCCAAACAGAATTGTGTGCTTTTCCGCATCGGCCTTAAATTCCATATCAGACTTGTTAACACTTGGAGGAAGGACCCGAATATGTAGACGATCACATTCATTGATGAATACACCCATTTTGCCAGAATCATCTTCTTTAGTAATCATACACGCAGCCATGAAATACTCAGTATAATGAGTCTTCAGGTATGCCGTCAGGTAAGAAAGAAGCCCATAAGCAACTGCGTGGCCCCGGTTGAAGGAATAAGAAGCCTGTTTCAAGATCAATGCCCACATCTCAGAAATCTGATAATCGTTCCATCCTTTCTCGTGAAGACCATCTCTAAACTGGACCTCCAATGATGCCATAACATCTTTCTTTTTCTTACCAATGGCACGACGAGCGTTATCAACCTCAGTTTCAGGAAATCCTGCATAACGGAACACCGCCAGAGCCTGTTCCTGATAAAGAAGAATGTACTGAGTCTTGGCAAAAAGCTGTTTGATATCAGGATGAAGTAGTTTGATAGTCTCTGGATGAAGCTTATTGGAACAATACGTCGGGAAGCTATCCTTAGTACCAGGGCGGTTTGCTGCATTCACAACAATGATATCCTCGGCGTTGTCACATTTTGCTTCAACACACATCTTTCGAGCTTCAGCAGACTCCATCTGAAAAATACCAATTGTGTGTCCAGATTTATAAACAGCGTCATAGACTGCCTTGTCATTCAAATCAAGATGGTTGATATCGACATCTTTCCAAGTAAGATGGGCCATCTTTAATGTGTCATCAATCGTGTCCAAATTTTCAAGACCAAGAAAATCCATCTTAACTAGAGACAGGTCATCCATAGCATTGTGCATTTCAAGCTGACACATCTGATTACCTTCTCTATCCATACAGAGAGGACAATATTCAATAACAGGCTTAGGTGTAATTAAAGTTCCTGCAGCATGGCGACCCATACTCTTCGGTAAACCTTCAAGCCGCATAACGTACTTAAACCACAGAGGGAACTTATCATACACATTAGAAAGCTGCTCGCTCTTTCCAAGAATGTCCTTCAATAGAACTTCCTTCTCAACTTCTTCTCCGAGATCATCCAATGTTTTCACGGTCGGAATCAACTTAGCAACTTCATTTCGCAATTCATACGGAATCTGCATATAATATGGGCTTTCTGAATCTTCGTTCAGTACCTTGCCAATATCCTTAATGGCAACCTTGGTAGACAGAGAATTAAAAGTTGCGATTGGTGCTACACTCTCTTTTCCAAAAAGCTCTTCTGCAATAGAAACAAGTTCTTTGCGACGACGACGGCTAATATCAAAGTCGAAGTCTGCGAGACTCTTACGACCCTTATTTGCAAAACGAGAGAAGTCAAGATCCCAACGAACAGAATCAATCTGCGTAACGTTTAGCATAAATAGACATAGACAGTTTGCACCAGAACCACGAGAATAGCCACGAGGGATACCTCGTTCATCGGCCACCTTACAAAGCATATACAGCATGATGAAATAGTCGATGTAGTCAACATATTCCAAAACGTCAAGCTCCATCTCAATTCTGTCCCGCCGGGTTTGCTGTTCTTCTTTACTCATCCATCCGAATTTTTCATCGAAAGTAGAATAAACAAGGTAACGTAGATAATCCAGATGCGAATCAAACTTGCCCTCAATTTTCACTTCTGGCATCTGGTTTGGCTGACCAAGACCGATATCAATATCGTCAACCATATCTGCAATCTTCACAGACATTGAGCAGCCTTCTCGGATAAAGTCTTCATCAAACTGCTTTGAAAGTGTTCTCAGCACATCGTCTTCGGTCTGAAGATAGCAGTCAACATAACTTTCTCCAACTTCTCGTCCTTCTCCAATTTCTACAAAAACTGAATGTGCATCAACATCTTCCTTGGAAAGCATATGAGCATCGGTTGTAATGGTATACGGAAGATTGTACTTTTTAATAAAAGCTGCAATTTTTGCATTAGCTTCAGCCTGATCTGGCGTATCATGAGACTGAACTTCCATAAACACGTCATCAAAGATCCATTTCAGTTTGTTCCATAACTGCCATGCCTCAGTTTTGTTTCCATCAACAAGCAATCTACTCATTCGACCAACTTGACAGGCCGTAAGACAGATGATACCTTTACCCCACTCGTTCTGTTCAATGATATTCAAAGAAGTTCGAGGCTTTTTATACATGCCATCAACGCAAGCATTTGAAACAATCTTAAATAGATTTTTTAAACCGGTCTCGTTCTTTGCTAGTAAAACAAGATGATAACGAGGTTGTTTATAGTCTTTTGTATCGGCTTTCTCTGCCTGATTATCTACTTCATAGACTTCACAGCCGATGATAGGCTTAATACCTTCTGCTTTACAAGCCTTAACTTGGTCAACGAAAGAGTGCATCTTGCCATGGTCTGTAACAGCAATAGCCTTCTGACCATTCTCTTTAGCAAAGTTTACAAGTTCCTTGACGGTAAGAATAGAGTCAAGTAACGAACCCTGCGCTGTATGTACATGAAGATTTACAAAATTATCTGACATCTATTCTCCTTTCACCATTAAAACTGGTTGCGTTCCTTCAGACGCTTAATCCAGCGCTTGCGCTTCTCGTTAGCAATCTCATTCGCTTTCGATGTAAACGCCAAGATACAATCCTCGTCATCATCATAGTATGCGTAGATACAGTTCAGCACATCACCGAATTCTTCTACGAGATTTTCATAAGCCTCGTTAATGCTTACCGGCGTAGGATTCTTCATATCGATTGCACGATAAAACTTTATCGCAGCTTTCGACAGTTCAGAACCTTCCTCACCCATCTGAATGAGTATTTCCTTCCCATCAATATAATCAAGCACTCGTAAATTTTTATCTTTAACCATCACTCTTCACCTTGTCTCCAAACTTAATAATATCGTCAAAAAGCATCACATAGTCATCGGTGTACTTGTTACCATGAAAATGGCCGAAGTACCAGAATGGTTTACAATCGTTAGGATAGCATTCGTATATATTATCAAAGAATATTTCAGTTGACTGGTCTACTGTGCTTTGATCAATACCACCGATAAACAATTCAGTTGGAATGAACCGGAATGGACAGGTATGCGTGAGCATAACATCAATGTCATCGATTTGAGGGTCATGTGTAATATTCCAGATCTTTTTCTTAGTCTTCTCATTCGGCTGTTCGTCCGGCCACCAATTATATCCCCACTCTAGCCGATAATACTTGTCCACAGAATATGCTCCGCCGCAAACAAGACAGTTTAATACTTCCCTATCAGCAAGAATTTGATAGACTTCGCCATCAATAGCAAAATACTGATTTGGATAATGTGGGTCATGCCACACCTTACCACAAATATCTCCATTGATTTCCTTTATCTTATAACCATCCTTACGAGATGGGCGGCGCTCGTGATTTCCATGAATACAAAACAGATTCGCAGGAATATCTGCGGCGATAGTCTTAATGCTCCATTCGCGCGGGTCGTCCTTGCCGTAGTAGTTTAAACCGACATCGCCAAGACAGATAATCCAATCATTCTTTCCAAGATTGTGTTCATGGCAAGACTTTTCTAATTCTAAAAACCGATTAAAATCACCATGAATATCACCTGTAATGTAAACCATATACTCACCTCACTCAAAATCTTCTTTATCAATCACATAAGTTCGTGGATAAAACCTATCGTTTCTATCACCGAAAATATCAACAAAGTAGACTTTAACAATCTCAAACTCACGATTACACTCTTTGCTTCTTAGCATTTTAACTGCATCTCTTGCATTTTCAGCGTAGATTTCTCTGTGTAAGTTGTGATATTTCTTGAGCGTATAATTATATGTACGGTAATCAATTTTGTAATATCTATATCGTCGTTTTTCCATTTTTCATTCAAAATCAAGAACAATCATATCTCCCATTCCTTCATAGAAAACATGATCCATCTTGAATTTCTCACTAACCGATCCGTGGTCAGTTTCGATACAAATCTCCCAATCTGGATGCTGCTCTGCAAATTTATCAAGAATATGAGTCAACTCATCCGGTTCAATAATGTGAGCACCATCATTTAAAATCTGATTAAATGCTGTACCTTCCCGAAGTAGTTCTAAATCTACAATAGTATGTGCAAGTGATTGATGTGCTTTGTCAAGCAAATTTAATGACAAATCGTAACTATCCACTTTATTCATTGTCAACCAACTCTCCATTCTTTACTTTTACAGCCTTATCATCCCAATATTCATCAGCTCCAACCTTTCTAGGAGCGGTGCCAAAATGCTCTTTCCACTCAGGAAGACTCTCATTGATTGCATCAAACTGAATGCCCCAATCAAAGCAAGCCTCCATTGCATCATACAAAAGCTTTCCTTCACGGCAAGTCCAGAGAATCAGACCAGCACCGTGTTTCTGTTCCTGAATTGCTTGATAAATGACATTCCAGTTTGGCTCACCGATATCAGGATAATTATTCTCACAGAGAGTGCCATCAAAGTCGATGGCGATAGCACGTTTCCAATTTCCCATATCAAATCACCTCAAAATCAACAATCTGTGCCTGCGGAGTTACCTTGTTTCCGTACTGGTTTAAAGACAACCGGCATACAGCATTGATGTATTTTTCTTCCTGATCACCATAGAAGTCATTGTTAATCCAGCCAATCATCCGGCCATTATCAGCAAAGCACACAAAATCAATGCCTTTTTCTTCATCAGAATACTTCCACATATTGCCGTTCTTGCCCATCGGAGCACATCCACTATGAATCAGCGGAATGTTTTTTATGTAGAAATACGGCTCGGAGATTCCCTGTGCCCAGATTTTATGCATTTCATACATGGTCTTCGGCAATGCAACGGTCAACCTACTATAGTCAAAATCAAAATCAACTACGATTGCCTTACTCATCGTGACATCTTTAAGCAGTTCTTCACAATCCGCAATAGCCTTTGGTACGTTTTTTTTCTTAATTTTTACGCCAGCGGCATTATCGTGTCCAAGAACCGACTCAAAATCTCCGGTACTCATCAAGAACTCCTTTAAACTTTCAATCGGAGAACCGTCAGGATTTCTCATTGAACCACCAAAATACTCTTGATTTTCGTCTGGTTCTTCAGAGCAGGCCATCTCTCGAAGTAGTACGCAAGGTTTACCATACATTTCAGCCAGTTTGATTGCTACAACGCCAGTCAAATTACTGTCCAGAATGCCAGTGGAATTACAAAATAAAACTTTACTTCTATCCGCTCCATACTTAGAAATCCAGTTTTGAAGTTCCGCAACAGCCTTATCCTTAGTCTTGTTTTGCTGATACTTGCAAGACGAACACTCACGAGCTACATGCTGCGCCAGAGTCTCATCAATCGTAACACCGGCATTCTTGCCACGAGTCGGAGTGTACTGGAACATCTGTTCCTCACCGACCATCGCACGGAACATCCGCTTCTTCTGTTCGGATGAGCCAACACGAATCAGTGCGTTCATCATCGGAACGATGTAGAACTGAACATCATTGATTGTCGGGTCACCCTTGATGTTGAAGCTATTCGCCTCAACCAAAGCACAAATCATCGGATTTACAATTCGTGCCAGACCTTTCGTGCAAAGGCGCTTTGTCTCATGCGAGTGCATATCCATAACATCACCGATGTTTCCGATAGCCACCAGATCAAGATACCGGTCTGCAACATCAGTCCAATTATCTTCATCAACAGCTTGAAGGAACTTATATACCACGCCAGCACCAGACAGTTCCTTGTTAGGATATGTACCATTCTGGTTATTGACGATTACTGCGTAAGGATTCTCTCTGTCGCAGATGTGATGGTCAAGAATCAGAATATCGATGCCCTTTTCGCGGAGTTCCTTACACTGCTCAACATCGTTGCTGCCAGCATCAGGAATAATCAGCAGAGTGGTTTCAGGTGGAACTTCGATTTCTTTAGAGAGTCCATGTTCCTTACCACTATGATGCAGAACATTGATCTTTCCAAAATAACCAATCGTCTTCAAATACTGAAACATCATTGAAGCACTTGTGAATCCATCCACATCACAGTCTACAAGGATAGAGATAATAGACTTATTCCAGATATGTTTGTTCAACAGCCTGACAGCATCTTCCATGTTGTCCAGTTCCCACGGAGAATTCAGACAAGAATCATCTAGGTTCATGTAGGTCTTATAATCCTCAACCCCTCTGTTCTCCATAATCGTTCCAATCGGGTCTGATAGGTCGTTCCTACTCCCCTTCCAGAGTTTTACATTCATTTAATTCTCCTAACACAGTTCTCAATCAATGCCTTAAATTTTTCAGGATTATCAGTCGGGGCTTCCTTTTCATCCAGAATCCCTTTATCATCTACTACAGCATACACACTTATGCCATCGACAAATCGATTGGCGAGAACCATAAGCTCACTAAGCTGAACGTCTTTATCAAATACAAAACAAATATCAACGCAAAGACGTGTCAAAATTTCAATTTGATTTTGTGAAACCTTCTTACCACCAGTCGCCACACAGTTGCAGACATCCATGTTCCACATCTGCATGACAGATTTTTCAGCTTCACCAACATATACCAGACCTTCATTCTTGATGTACGGCTCTGTCTTAAACAGACCATACAGAATACGGTTTCTGGCACACGGCTCAAGATATAGATACTTTAATTCACCTTCAGGCGGCTTACCAAAGTATCTTCCCTTTACACCAACCAGAGTACCAATTTCATCTCTGATTGGAATCGTGATTCTATTTGTTAGTTCATCAAAACCAATTTCAAACTCCTGCTGTGTCTCATAAGATATCCCATCGTCAGCAAAAATCTGGTTCACATAAGGTTTGTAATAACCGAGGATGGCTTCGGAGATTGGGACTATCGGACGGTCATCCTCGTGTTCTTCACCTTCATTTTGCATAGCAATGAGCTCTTTTAGAATCAACATACTTTTAGGAAGGTCTTCCTCGAAGTTGTGATAGTAGTCAAGACCAACCCATTCGCAGATTTGCTTAATGGCTTTTGGGAAAGACAGTTCCAGAAAGAACTGGACGACAGAAATCAAATCATAACTGGTCTTTCCATTAGCAATATCTCGTGTGTAATCTACCGCAGTAAGATTTTTATTCTCGTAGATACAGAGTGCCGTTCTATTGTCACCATCTGGATTTGCACACTGGTAATAACCAGTCTTGTGACTGATATGATGACAACCAAGTTCCTCCAGAATCGGCTCAATCTGCTGTTCTTCAAGAATGTAATTTTTCAGATCTGCGATATTTACCATTGTAGTTCCTTACTTTCTGGTGCAGACACCGACCTCTTTCCAGACATTCTGGTTCAAATTCACTTCAAACATGATTTTCTTTTTCTCACCAAAGCGGTTCTTATCGATGTTTCCAACGTAATACCGCTTATCTGGATTTAGCCGATGGGCACAGTCACCGCCCCACTCAGGGTCATGAGAGATGTATTGATACTTCGCGAACTTATCTTTTGGAATCTCCTTGAACAGAACCATCGTCCAAGCAACATGCTTAATCATTTTTGACTCAGCAATGTTGTTTGAATTCAGCTCATCAGGAAGATACTCATGGGCATTTTCAGCCAACTGGATGCTACCATAGATAAAGATCTTTAGATTTTTCGCAATCTCTTCAAGCTCAGTGGCCGTGACCTTGAACGCCGCCCATTCACCAATAGATGCAATGTCGTTCTTTAGAGTATCGTAGAACACATACTTAACTCCCTGAGTGAGAGCTGCCTTCTGGATTTCAAATCGTAGAGACTTATCACTATAATCGGCGGAGACATCCTTTGCGATAATCAAACCTTGTGATTCGCTCTCAATCCACTGGCAAACATCAAGCACATTGCGGTACTCTTCACTTTCCTCGTAGACACGAGCGGTGAACTCATCAATGCTTTCTATGTATTCTCCGTCTTCGTTTTGCTTTCGGAAGATGAAGTTTCCATTTGCATCCCGGTACATTCCAAGGGTAATTTCTCGCTCATCCTTGTGGAAGCGATGACCATGCAACTCTTGAAACTCAGGATTATTGATGGCGGTGACCAGTAAGCAATACCGGACTGACTCAAGATCCATCTCGTTCAGCAGCAGGAGTGCTTTTTGCTTTTGAACCAATGTGACGTAGGCAACAATCGCCATCATGTATCTAGTCTTACCAGCGTTAGATGGCATACCATTGAACATCACAGTGCCAAGCTTCAATCCTCGGAACAAATCATTCATGATAGGATACTGGAACGGCAAGCCCATATCAGGAACGCTCAGACGTTCATTGACCATTGGCAGCAGACCATTATTCAAAATCTCAGCATCATCGTTTGTAATAATAACCGTATTGATCTTGTCGGCCTTGCCACGAATCAATTTGTAAATGTCCTGAGCACCAAACATTTCAAACTGTCGATGCTTCAAGATTCCTTCAATGTTGAATCCGTTTCTCTGGTACTCACGAAGTAGCGAATATTTCTTCAGGATATTGAAATATCCCTTGATATCATCGTCATTCGCAAGGCTCATGTAGTATTCAATGGTTGACCAGCCCTTCAGCCGCTTATATTGGGACAATCTGGACTCGTCTTCAGCCATAAACGTTAAAACAGACGTTTTATTAAATTCTTGAGTCCGAGTTTCGTAAATAATCAACGCTGCATCGTAGAAAAATTTTGTTGCTTCATCGGCAAAATCGTACTTGCTCTTGACATAATGCCCATACTCGACCAAATAGTCAGGATGCTTGTAAATTGCGCCAACAAATAGAATTTCGTTCGGGATATTTGAAATGAGTTCCACTCATCCACCTCCCTTTATATTTTTTAATATTGAATTTTGTTGTTTGGATACAGTTCATTAAACATATCGAAAACTTTTCTCAGTCCAAGACCTTCTTTGCTGGGCACCCAAATTTTCTTCGGATTCCAGTTTTTCCAAACTCCGTCATACTCAGGTGCAGTAGCATCATATTTTGGATTGTCTACCCATTGACCACCGTTCATACTATACTCGTACTTCTTTGGGTCAAGTTCGGCAAGTGTCAGGAATCTATTATCGTTCTTGTTGTGAGCTCCAAACCCACAAAACGTGCATCCGGTACGATCACACCCAGTACAGCACAATGGCGCATCCGGTTTATCACTCGTAGGAACAATATTGCCATAGACATCCGCAATTTGAATTCCTGACTGTTTGATGAAAGTGAGCACATCCTGCTCAGTCCAAAAACTCATAGGCTGACTTGTTGGAGACTTGCTATCAAAAGCATTACACCCATGTCGAATCCAAGCTTGCTTGCGAACGCGACTTTCATCAGTCAACGTTCCAATAATAGGTTTACGCTTGGTTGCCCTTGCGTACTTCTTCATCGGACCTTTTTTCATAACTGAACAGCAGTAATGAGAAATTGCAAACGGAAGTTCTTGTGTTGCTGGCAACCATTTTTCCTTATTGAACATGGATTTTGTTCCAGTCTGCATTTCAGCTCCCGGTTCATTACCAAGTAGAATCGTCCGTCTGTTTCCCTGAAAGACTCCTGTTTCATCGTAAAGCCACGGGTTGCTAAAGACACCTCCCGGACAGTTCGTCCTTAAACCCAGAAGTTCCTGTCTTTTCCTGAGAGTTGTTCTTACTCTCTCTCTCTCTCTCTCTCATGGTGGCTGCGCCGCTATTTCTGATTCGTCTAGCGTAGTAAATCGCTTCTGCCACTTCTTTAGAGATAAGAGGATAACCATATGTAGAGACCACATCACTAAATCCCATCTTGGGATAAACAAAAACCGCATCTGCGTCTCGTGCAAATTTCTGGATTGACGAGTATTCCAAACCAGTATTGCTAAACACAAGTGGGACATCTGGAAACAACTGCTTTGTTAGATGAGCAAGTACAGTAGAATCCTTACCACCAGAGAAGCTAACATACACACCACCGTCGTAATGCATATACCATTCTTGAATGCGGTTTTGAGTGATCCGAATCTTTCGCTCGAGAGGAAGCGCCCGAAGCTCCTTCAATCTTTGAGCATCGTGAACTGTATTATCCATTTACCAACCTCTTTTATATCTCATCGAGAATTGCATTTATATCAATTTCATTCTCGTTTTTACTCTGTTTCGGTGCTGTTTTCATCCGTTTCAGTACCGTTTCAGTCAAATTTTCCTTCGCTTTGTCTTCGCTTTCACTGCGAATCGAAGCTAGTCTTTCTTTTCGTTCGAGATAACTAGGATATTGAGCTAACAAAACAGCCAAGTCATAATTCCATCGCTGGCTCATATCACAGCCCTTTGCTTCTTTCTCGGCAATTATCTTATCTAGTCGGGGTTTCGCTAGAACCCACATATCGTAAAGTTCTAGCGGAGGAATAGAACCTCTATATTTGTAATAATTACCGGAAATCAACTGTGTAAGTTTCGAGTAGAAGCTGCTAGGAACAACCGCCGGGGCATATGTATCTCGAATATGGTCGAAAAGAATCTTTTTTTCTTCCTGTTTGATATGTGCAAGCTCACGATTTTTGTCTTGCTCTCTCTTTTTGGAAAGAAGATCATCGACCTTTTTGTCCGTAGTGTCATTCACTTTGTCAAAAAATGCCCTTAGCAGGTCATCTGTCCAAGGGCGTTTTTGATTTTTCTTTTTTTCTACAAAACAATCCTTATGGTAAAAACCAGTCTTGTCGTAGAAAAACGTGCTACGATCTCGCTCGATGAAAATGTTCTTCCCGCAAATCTTGCATTTACGGGTTAGTTCCATTAAGCCAGTTCCTTCTCCATGATTGCGGCAACCTTCTTCAGTTCCTCGATATCAGTCATGGAACGGAATGCGGTAGACAGGCCAGCCGCCTTAACAGCCTTCTGTGCTGCGCTCTTCTTCACAGGAGAAGCGGAAGCAATCAGATCGTTCAACTTTGCCTTGATGTCGTCCAGAGAAGGTTCCTTGGATTCAGAGGTATTCTCTGCAGGAGCATCATCACTGATATCATTGTCGTCAAGACCAAGCTCACGAGCACGCAGCTTCATTTCCGTCTTGACTGCATCGTTCAGACCATTCTTGATAATGACCTCACGATTTTTTGCAGAGCGGTCAAGATACTCCTGATACTCAAGCAGAGTCAGGTCTTCGACAACCTCACCGCCATTATGAACACCGGTACGATCCTTATCAAAATAAGCAAAGTTGATAGACTTATCATCGCCGGGATGATACATACGGAACTCAGTGCCGACATTGTACTCTTGACCCTTGAAGCCATCAGGAATCTTGCGGCCAGTAGAAACGCTCACAGAAGAACCATTCACCAGCTTGGTTTCAGTCTCATCCTTCTCACGGCAAATGACGATGTAGCTCACGCCAGTTGCATTCAGATCCAGAATCAGTGACTGACCCTTAAAGTTCAGCTGCTGATAATCCTTCAACTCCATACCAGCACCCTCAATCTTCACCGACTTCTCATCACCGGTCAGACCCTGTGCTGCAGCCTTAACTTTTGCACGCTTCTGCGAGAAATTAGTCAAGCCCTGTTTCGTAGTCAGATTAAGAATGGTTGCGGAATCAACAACGATAGCATCGGCACGGAAAGGCTTACCGTCAGCGTCAAGCCAAACATTACCATCCTCATCTTCGAAGTCCTCATTATCAGCAACGGTATGAATGAAATCCTGTACCTCTGCGAGAGACTGAGTGTAAACGATACGGAGATTCATCGGATCGAGCCCATTCTCCATCAGTTCCTCACGATAATCGTCGATAGAACCAGACTCAGTATCCAGATACAGAACACGGAACGGACGGCCTTCAGGAGTCTTCATGTAGCAGAACTGCATAGCAAATCGAGACTTACCAGTTCCCTGCTCGCCATACACAAGCATACGAAGCTTCTTACGAATAGCAGATGCATCACAAACAATAGCCATATATGTAAATTCCTCTCTAAATCTTTTCTTTTATAAGTATCCTGTATTACTTAGCTAAGACTAAAAATTACACTCCCCAGTCATCCTCTTCCTCGTTTACAGAAGTTGCAGTAGACTTGTTAGAACCACCCCACCAAGAAGTGTCGTTCTCAGCAGCCTTGCCGTCGAAGTCTTTCTTTGCCTGAGCGTTGGCAGCAATTTTTGCATTAGCTTCAGAGATATTATCCTCAGTGTAAGTGGGCTCCGCATCCTTATCACCAGGATTCGGATCAAAGGAATCAGGATTAACACCCTCGATATACAGCTTGCGAACTGCCGGAGTGCCCTGACGCTTCATCTTGTTAGGACCACCCCAGATATTCTCAGTCTCAACTTCCTCAACCTTCTGCTGATTAACGATGGGACCAAAACACTCGAAGCTAGTATAAGGCTTCAGACGCTTACGAATAGAATCAGCCAGGACCTTATTCTGAGTGTTTGCCTTATAATCAATGAAGAACTCTGCATCCTCGATGGTGTTATAGTTCACGATCTTTGCATCGACAACTACCTCATCGCACTCATCGCTCTTGCGGCAACCAGTGTAAACAATGGTCTGAGTAAACAGAGCCAGCTCCTCGAAACCCTCTGCATCGAAGTCGATTTCCTTAGAACTCAGAGAAACCTGAGTAGGAACAAAGCGAATCTGATGCTTGCCATTATAAGTGCTGTACTCGATGTTACCACGGACATACACGTTATCACCGTCATGCAGGTTCTCAGAGATCTCCTTGGCTGCATCGAAATCGGTCAGAGTCTTGTTATCATTGATAATCTTACCAGACTCATTCGTCTTCTTGGTAACACCGACCTTAACGCCAATCATATCATAGCCTTCCGGTGCAACATAAGTCAGACGATCCTTCCAAGCAACTTCCTTCTTATCCTTCTCGATGCCCTTGTCCTTATCGGCACGGCGGAAAAAGTAAACCTTATCACGAGGCATACCAGCCAGATCAACATAGAAAGTGTTTTCATTGGAAGTCTGAATGCCAAAGCTCAGGACACGGCGCATAACACCACTCTTAGTCTCCTTCTCGTTATAGAAGTTGCTACGCTGGGTGCCGGTGACCTTACCAGCCATCTCAAAAGAACCACGGGTCTGAGGAAGATTAAAAATTCTATCTGCCATATCAAGTCTCCTTTATGTAATTTTGTTTCATTGATAATCACTTATGTTTCCTGCTGTCGTCTTAAATCAATTCATGCACTATTCATTCTATATGTTATCCTCCGTCTGGCTTATTGATGGCTTATATTTCATACGGCACTCGCCGTTAGAAATCGTCCTTTAAGGGATTATGTACAAACATTGCGCCAAGCACTATTGGGAGCCGTTCTGAACACTCAGGACACAAATCAAAACTCAAAAGCAAACCATCAAGTTGGCTACCATAAGAGTATTGATACTCAAAACTGATTCCCTGCTCGCTACCTATCGGCTTGATTTCACGACCACACCAGTTACATATTTTTTTACATGTGTTCATACGGCATCACCCCATTTTTAATATTCTCTATCACGGAACATCTTAGATTGAACACGAGTCAGTCTATTGTTCCGGCCATACTTAGGTTTGAATGCGGACTGTAGCTTATTGTTTGCATATTCGAGGTCACTCTCCAGAATCTTAGCAGCTTCTTCAATGTAATCCCGAATAGCACAATATTGGTCGCTGTTGATACAATGTGTCTTTAGATAATCAAGCATATCGACTGCCTGATTTTTCAAAAGAAGCGTATCTTCAAGCTGTGTCTTTCGCCGTTGGAAGAAATCTATGTTCAACTCTGCGCCTCCTCCTTCTTTTCAGTAAACCTACTCCAATCCATCCTGTGATGACAATCAGAACACTCGTATTCGAACTTTTCCAGCTTTGTCACACAAAACGGACAAAGATATGTATTCTTTTCCTTTTGGAAGATAGGACTTGCCGGAATACTCAAAGAGCCGGGGTCGATGGTTACATTGACAGGAATTTTGCTGTTCATTATGTCACTCCTCAACTAATTGGTATGGTAATCGTACAACGGTTTTATCACATAACCACGGTTTTTCTTTTGTTCCAAAACTTCCAGTTTCAGAACTAATTAAAATATCTCCTAATATAACAGCCTTGTTTTCATCATAGGCTAAAGAAAGTGCATTCAGAATAACGTCTCTAATAGCTCCGTAAGTAAAATAAAGTGTTCCATCAGAAATGACCTCACTAGAAAGCATCAGTTCAGAATTAAAACCATTTTTATAATGAACAAAAATAGTCTTGTATGGCATTCCTTTCCTTGCGATTCTAACAGAATACTTATCTTCCCCATTCTTTGCCTTAAACTGTCCGTTACTAAGAAATTCAACCGGATTCATTGATTTATCACTTTCTTTCCGCAATATTTTAACGTATTTACGTTATAATTTTTCGTTATTTTCTTGCTAAAATCAGCTTTTATGAGATTTAGTCTTCTGGAAAATGCTTCTTTGTCACCGCAACGCAAAACGGTTCAATTTCAGATCCCCAGATAGCAGTACCATCACCATACGTACTTTCAAAGACAAGCGGAAAGCCACCGATTCCATCGAAAAGACTGCCAAGCGTAGGATTCTCACCGATATACGGCTTCATTTTCTGGAAAATCCAGTACCACTGCGGCAACGCAATCGAATTGCCGAGTGCCTTATAACGAGGAGAATCGGCTGGCTTGTGCTTTTTACCATTCTCGTCAACCCACTCGCCAATATCGGTCCATCCATCAGGAAAACCCTGTAACCGTTCACACTCAACAGGAGTCAGGCGGCGAACAATCCAATTAAGAATGCACCCTGTCGTCCATCCTGGTCTCGTGCCATTACAAAGTGTGGTTGCGCACTCGTCATAATAACGAGTGTTTTCCGGTCTAAAACCAAGCTGGAATCCAGCGCAATTTACTTCATTTTTTTCAATTACAAGGTCAGTAGCATCCTTATAGTCACGAGATTTCATCGTGCTCGCTTGTTCACTTTCCTTGTATTCACCAATGCGCTGCATAGCAAATGCTTTCTTTTCAGCGACAAGCGGCATATTATTGCCACCAGTTCCCCATTGAGCCGTACAAGCCGGACTTGTATTACCTTGCTGGGTATATCGAGCATCTTGACTATGGCTCTCAAATACAATTGGTTGATGACCATGCTCTTGTGCTCTTATTGTTCCTACAATATCGTAAGAAACATTCATTACACTACCGCCCTGATCATTCAAGACACAAATCTTTTGTTTTAAATTATGTAAAGAGGTGTTGTCTGCCAAGCAGATTAGCGTTTGATCTTGCAATGTAGAAAGCGTTGCACTCTTCTCGGTCTGTACCAGTGCACCTTTTCCACCACCTTCGCATTCTGAATGAATCTTTAAAGTGTAGGCAACAGCATTACGGTCAATAGTGTTTATAGTGAAAGCAGTATCTTCTTTTACACCAGTCCCATTCATGTTGGTTTCTCTGTCAATCATGTTTCCGACGATACAAAAGCTTTTTTCTCCCACCACTCGATCATTTCCAACAATGCATTTTTCAGCAATTCTGGCAAAGCTTTGCCACGTCGGGATGCTCTCGTCAGAATTCCCTGGCACGCCCGTGCGCTCAAATAGTATTTCTGCGGCACATTGTCCTCCAAAATCCATGACAAGCGCGATTCTTTGACGACGTTGGGGCACTCCCCAATATTGAGCATCGAAGAGTCTCCATGCCAAAGACCATCCATTACCGGAAATTGCGCCTGATTTAGACCATTTTCCGCCTTTTCCCGAAGGTTTAGGAATTGTAGCGTCTGCTTCGACGATGTGTGCAAATTCTTCCAAGACACATCGGAAGTCTTCTCCGTTGTTTGAGGAGAGTGCTCCTCTAACATTTTCCCAGATCGCAAATTTTGGACATTCTCCATTGGTGGCACCCCTCATTTCCTTTATCACACGAATCATTTCCATAAATAGACCAGACCGTTCTCCAGCCAAACCTGCCCGCTTACCGGCAATAGAAAGGTCTTGGCTAACAAGGTGAACCACCAGTGATACACGAGACAGGCTCAATCTTAGAACCATCAATCTCGCAAATATTTCCATAATGTTTCACCAAACCACCTCCTTTTTGTATCCTGTATTATATAGCTAAATCTCCGAAAATGAGCGAAAAAATAATAGACGTATCAACGTCATATTATTTCATCGCTTATAAAACAAAAATTCTAGCAGATTTTATGTATACCCTATTGGGCTGGTGGGACAGGCAAGATTTGAACTCGCGACCAAGCGGTTATGAGCCGCCAGCTCTGACCAACTGAGCTACTATCCCATATTACCAGTCAAACAGCTGCAACTATTCAACTGGGGACCTTCCTTATAAAACACTATTGCATCTATATCATATAGACGAGGAAGGAATAACAGTGATGCACATTTCCTATATCTCGCCCCTTTCGGGGTGGTATCTCGCACAGGCGCAGCCGGATTTGACCGCTAAAAATCCTACCCATACGAGATTGGAGCAGCGAAAGGTAGTCGAAACCTCATCCTCAGCTTGGAAGGCTGATATACTAACCATTGTACGACCGCTGCATAATCACCCAGCTTACAAAGCACTACTGCACCATCACTGGCGAGCTGGGAATAATAGTGGCAGTCAAAGGAGATCAATAAAACGGTACGCAACCATTCTATGATCGTGGTGCGGATAGTGGGCATCGAACCCACACGCCGAAGCACCAGATCCTAAGTCTGGCGTGTCTGCCATTCCACCATATCCGCATAAATTGCGCCAACAGGGGTCGAACCTGTGATGGAGGAGTCAAAGTCCTCTGCCTTACCGCTTGGCGATGGCGCATCATATACCCAGCTTACTACGTCACACTACTCCGTTTCCAGAGAGCTGGGAATAATGTGAATGAAAAATTTTACATACCCTTTCGGGCTGGTCCGAGTGACAGGTCACGATCCTGCGGCCTCATGCTCCCAAAGCACGCGCTCTTCCAACTGAGCTACACCCGGATATCAGTGCTACCGACCCGACTTGAACGGGCACGTCGTTGCCGACAGGAGATTTTAAGTCTCCGGTGTCTGCCATTCCACCACGGTAGCTTATATAGAAGATCAGAAACAGCCAACATTCGTTTTATGTTCCAGTTTACTGGCTACCTGAAGGGTATTCGTCCGACAGCTACTCGGCTTGCACCTTATTTCCCTTCCTATTTGGCTCGGCATCCTTTACCGGTATGATACCTGTCGTTTGCCAATGAACGGCCAATCCCCGATCTAGCCGGAACAACTGATCTTCATGGTAGGGATAATCGGATTTGAACCGATACGTCTTTCGACACTTGAGTTTGAATCAAGCGTGGCTGCCAATTTCACCATATCCCCATATTGCCGGTCTTTTCCGGCTGTCAGCCCCGCGCAGGGCATTTTCGGAGGAAGAAATATCACGATACTTCGTTAATTATTTTAACGAAAATCACGATAAAATGTCTATTTTAATTCAGCTCTTCTGCTGACTTGCGTAGAACTCATTCCGCAGCTGAATAATACCCTTCTTGCAGAAAGACTCTTGATCTTTCTCTCGTTGCTCACGCATCCAACCATAGAACAAATTATCTTCAGCAGTAAACAGCTTGGCAGTGTTTTCGTAATAACCACGCTTCTGGACGCTCTGCATGACACCACGCAAGAACTTCCAGTGCTTATAATAAGGAAGCTTAATCTTAAACATGAAATTGTTGCTGTCTCGCAAAACAAAGCCTTCAACGTGTTCAAAGCCATGATGCAGATAGTTCTCGTTCATGACTTCCTCGTACCAAGGATACAATTCACTCCAGTTCTCAAAAGTCTTAACCTTCTCCTTAATCTGCAAATGACACTTTTCAGCAACACGCTTCAGATCATCGTAATCCATCACACTGAAGTTCATATCATTCGCAACAATATCCAGCAAAACAATGTGCGGTTTCTTGTATTCGATGATATGAGCATCATTCACAGGATCAATCACCTCAAAAATGATGGAGCCATTCTCTTTTGCAACTTCTTTCAGATTCTTACGGTCTTCGTCGGAAGTCGTATCCATGAGAATCTTTCGGAACATATCTGCAAAAGGCCCTTCAGGAGTGGATTTACTTGCAATGAACAGGCCATCCTGTTCTGCATCATACGAAATGATACCAAGAAATCCGTTCTCTTTTAGATACGCAGTCACCGGGAACTTCAAAGTGTTCTGTAGGTTTCCAATTCTCGTTTCATTCCGCTCATCAACCGCAAAGAACTTATCATAGCTTCGAGCTACAATCTTATTCGTCTTTGTGTTAATGAACAATCCCCTCGCTTTGGTAGAAACCTCATCCCAGTGCTTCTTATAAAATGCTTCACGAGAGAAGTTGAAAGAAGAAATATCTCCGAATCGCTTCTCAAACACATATTTGCTTTGACGCATCTTACTAACAAGTTCTGCGTTATCGAACTCAGTTTTCATTTCAACAGCAGATTCGGTCTTTGGTTCCTCTTTTCGGAATACATCATTCTTGGTTTCTACACACTTGACGGGCTGACCGTGTTCAAGTTCCACGCAACGGAGATATCCACCAAACTCGATTTTTCCTTCGAGGTTGTAGCACCGATGTCCCATATCAATAGGAACATCCTGCACATTTCGATGACCGAAGATCTGAATATAGCTATCAGGCATCGATTTTTCCCAAGACTCAGCCACGGTTAGCATATCAGGATAGCGACCTACACCTTTGATCATCTGATCAGCAGATACGAAAGGAAGAAAATAAGGCAGATAACTCAAACCACCGTGGCTCACGAAATACCGCTTACCATCATACTCAAAGTAGGCACACTGGCCAACTCTGGAATAGATCTTACGAGCAGTGTTCTTATCAATACCAGCTTTAAAGAGCTGCGGACGAGTGTAGTTTGCAAACTCTTCACTCTGAACCGGTTCATCATGCCCCCACTTGTTCAGCCAACGCTCGTGATTCCCTTCCAAAAGGATCACATTCTTGCGGTTGTTATTTACAACATCACACAAGAACTTGAATACCTCAACGTTTTCGATGCCACGATCGAGATAATCACCAACGAAAATATAAAGTTCGTCGTCCTTCATCTCGCCAAGGTATTCACTTAAACAAGTATAACAGCCATGAACATCACCGATGACATGGATCTTCTTCCACTGGTTGAAGTCATTCGGACAGTAATTCAAATCGGACATCACATCCGTAGTAGAAGGAAGAACTGTCACGCCAGAAGGAACTTTTTGAGTAGCAAACCGAGCGTACATCTTATCAATGGCCGCTTCAGGAACTCGCTTCAGCCATTCTCTCTGAGCGTTTCTTCGTTTGCATTCCTCAATCGGAAGGTCAGTCATGTCAATAACATACATCCGATAACGATACTGTTTTGCAAGATTCTTATAACGATTCATTTCGACCGTCTTGGAATTCGTTGCATCAATCACGGTAAACTCGCCATGACTCATACGCACCTCAAGCAGTTTGAAAAGCATCTCCCATACAACATCATCATTCTGCGGAGAAATCTCCATCTGCCCGGCAGGTGTTTCCTGTGCGCTCTGGCACATAAGGCGAAGTGTATCAGCACTCAATACGTACTGCTCAAGATTATGCTCTTTAATATAGGTGGACTTCCCACAACCTGGTGCTCCACGGAACAACAAAAGCGTTCTCATCTACATTTCCCTTTCTAATAAGTATCCTGTGTTATATAGTTACCATGTTAAAATCAAGGGGCCGAAGCCCCCTGTTTTTAATTTTTGTGGAAGTATTCGATCCAGCCCTTGTATCCTTGCCGGAAACTAATGTAGGCAACCTTGCTGCACTTTCTTCCGATAATGTCCGCAAGAGGATCTTTACCATTTCCGAAACTAAGTTCTGCAAGATTAAATTCTGGATGAGTTTTACAGTAGTTATAAACCTTGACATACTCGCCGTTTCTGGTCAGATGTCTTCGGTCTAAAGCCTTTGAATGATATCTTCTTTCGAGAATATCATTCAAGCGCGTGAAATAACTATGAATCGTATTCGTAGACATTCTTGAATCACTGTCTGCACCAGTCCTATCCTCTGTTTTGCGAAGAATGTAATCACCATTTATGACATAAAACGTTCTGTATCCTCCCATATTTGGGGCATCATATTGTTTCATTTCATAACACTGCTTGATGATATTCATCAGTCTCGCGTCAACACTGGTCTTATTCAAAACAGTACATGATTCAAAGTCAACATCGTTAATCGTCAGATTAGAAACCTCTTCAGAAGTAAGTCCAATCCAGTACAGTGCAGCAATCACGTTCATACGAATCTGATATGACTCTTCGTACTTGTCCAAGAAATCAACAAACTCATCAACTGACGCAAAATACTTGTCCTCGTACATATTGTCTGAACTCACGTCGCTCTCCGAGAATTCAGCTAAGTCATACATGCTCGCTCGATCCTCACTTTTGATGTAACCTGTAATTATCGACTTTACATTTCTGAACGACCGACTTGAGTTCACCCAATTGTATTTAGCAAACATCTTTACAAAATCATCTTTTGTGAAGTCAAACAACTCATACCCACGCTCGGCCTCGTAATCCATAACATGGTTAAGCGTCGATATAACAAATTCACCGCTTCTATCAGAATACTTTTCGGCAAAAGCTTTGATTTTTTCTTCAGTAAGCATAGTGGCACACTCCTTCTTATTATGTAGTGTACCATTAAACCTGAGAACAAATCAAGCAAATGCGGCAAAATTCTGAAATTCCATAGTATGTTGTACGCCGCTCAGAAATGCTGCGAGCAAAAATGGTTCATCTTTGCATCTTGCCATTGCAATCATATTCATCTGACGCTCCGACAAAACACCAAGTTTCTTGATGAACTGTCCTTTGTTAAGTGTATCAGTCTCTTCGCAGAGAACGATACTATCAACCTCTAGGAACTCACAGTCTTCCTTTGAGAGTAGAACATGAACCGGAGAACGCTTGCATGTTCTTGAAGATAACGGATTCCCCTTGATTGTTGGGCTGAAGAGGTTACGCTTGTTGTTACTTGTCACAACGAACGGTCGAATGCCGCGCTGCTGATGACCTGTCGCATTGGATAGATCAACCAACCAAACCTCTCCGACCTTTGGGTCAATATTGTTATCCATAGTCATTCTCCTCTACAATGATGTAGCTCCGTTCCATAGCTACATTATACAGGATACAATCACAGAAGTCAAGAGGTTTTTGAAAATATTTTTAGTGCCCGTACAACTCAGGATTCTCTGATACGAACACACTGGTATTATCGAAGATCATCTCATACGCTTTCTCTGCACAGCCAGACCTAAGTTCAATTCTCCTTACTTCATGGCATTTTTGTCGCAACTCGATGTGACTCTCATTTCCGAAGAACCCCACGCCATTAACAATCCCACCCGTCTCTACGCCAATGTCGTCAATCTTTTTGCAGATCATGTGAATATCCACACTATTACAAACAAAGCAGACCCACACTCGCTTTTTTCTTATGTACTTTAAAAAATCATCAACCCGTATAACTTTCAAAACCTTTCTATCGCTCATCAAGAATAACCGCCTTCCGCTCACACAAACAACTTTCAAGATATATTATACACAGCCTTTTGTTTTAGTCAATATATTACACATCTTTTTGTTGTATTATTTATCAAAATTTTAGATGACGCCATTCACTCAGCATCATCCACAACCAACTTCGAATCATAATAGAACCTATGTGCGCCAAATTGTCCAGCAAAGGTTGCTCCACGCTCGTGCCAACTGCCGGGAGCTGCAGTCGGGGTTACAAACCATTGGATAGGTTTGTCTGAAATTTTAGCACCATAATCAAACACCATAGAGACAGCCAGCTCATTCTCTGCCGTAACCTTCCTATTATATAAGGAACTATAACCATACTTCTTAAAGACCTGCTGGATGGTTAGACCATCAAGTACAGCGGAATCATAAAGACATTGAGCAACGGCCATCTGGCCTTCCAAACTGTCAGCACCTGCTTCACAAGCAACAATCTGCTCTGCAAGAGCACGCTCATCATCAGTGAGTTCATGTTTACCCTGGCTAAAGTTCACCACCTTCGTCTCAACGATTTCCTTTACAAAAATTGTAGGTTCATCGTTCTCATCTTCTTTTGTTGCCTGTGTAACATTATGGACCGATTGATCATTATAATATGTATATGTGCCTCCAACTTCAGTATTCGGTAACGCTTTTATTACTAAATTCCCTGCCAGCAGGCACATTATACACACAATAGCAACGCTTTGCTCACGATTTGTTAACAACTTATTAGTGATAAATAAAACCTCCTTTCAACTTTCAATCTCCCAATCGCCTGCATTAAACTCAGTTGATGGATATACACAACGATCCGACATAAAGCACATGATATTCTGCCCTGTCCCATAAAAATCATAATCAATAACTTTCATTGTGTCCCCGTCTTCGGCTACAATAGTCTGTCCAACTTTTAAAACATCAAAAGTTTTCATAATATCACTCCTAAAATATTGGTTTTATCAAAGCTTATCAATACGATCTCCTGCAGGTTCATTTAACCATTTTAACCATTCTTCTCTGGAAGACGGATAATCCTCAGAATGCTTAACAATCTGCTCAAGGAGCATTGAAACTCGAAACTTATCCATCTTCTGAATAACTTGCATTCGATTCAGCCTATTGCCCTTCTCGTCATATTTTATACTATTCATATTACACCTCAACTAATAATATTGTTTTATAAGCTGCGCAAAAATTCATACAGTTCAATTTCACCTTGCAGCCAAACGACATCTCCGCCAGCCTTCAAATACACCGAATAGACCTTATCGGGATGCTCGAAGATAAACTCCACCTTCTTAGCTACTTTTCGATCAATAAGTACACTAATCATATTCACTCACTCCATTTCGTTCAGAAGCTCTTTTGCATGGTCAAGCACAGCATTGGAAACGACCTTGCCACCACGATTCAGAAGCAAGAACACACGCAACGTATCCTTCTTAGAAAGATTCCGCAAATCCGCGATAGCAATTGCAGTCTCATCAAAGGTTCTCTTATCCTTCTTAGAGAGTTCACTGTACAGATATCCTTTATAACGGAACCGATCTTCGTAGAACGCAGCAAGTGTCAGAAGTCTCTGCTTACCGTCAATGATTTCATAAAGGTAGTTCTGATTTTCATGCCATTCGTCCATGTCAATGTTTTTTAGAACAAATCGACCGATTTCACCACCCATAAAAATTGTCTCAAGAAGCAGTTCACGGTCATCATCCGTCCACACAGATCCGCGTTGATAACTCGGATTGCAGTTGATGCCAAAAAAGTAATACCTGTGGAGCAAGGATTCGATGGTCACATTTGAGTAGGAAATCTTAATGTCATCATTCTTAGTCAGCTGAGACTCCTTCTCGACTCCTGCTCTACGAATATTGAACCACGTTTCGTACCTATATCCATCATCATAAGAAACACCGTAATATAAACCACCGTCGCAAACTTCATCAATTTTGCACCCATTAAGACGGCCAATTTCTACAGCATCTCCTACATTATAATAGTATGTAGGCTTGCCAGCACGACTTGCCATCTCAGGAAGTTCTGTGAACGTAGGCGACTTACGAGCTATTTCTTTCGGCGTTAACTGCGGAGCCTCTACGGCTTTCTTTCTCGACATAATATTTTCCTCCATTAAATCTTAGTTCTTATCTGTTAAGCAGTTCTTTGATGTAAAGCGTCTCAAAACTTTTTAGATTAGGATGTTCGCTTCGAGCCATCTTTTCTGCCTGTTCTTCAACACTCAAAATACTTTCAAAATCATCATCTACATCAACAACATAGCACATACACTCATGGTCGTGCTTATCATTCCAACCTTCAAAAAGAGCAACAAACTTTTTCATGATGTATTTCCTCCTTAAATCTTAGTTTTTATCAACTCCGGCAACCTCTCTCAGAGCCAGAATACCCATAGAGCACGCTTCATACTTTTCTACATCATTCGGATCGAAGAGATTGTACCCAGCCCGGATGTCAGAAAGTGTATGAATTGCATCCCAGATTTCCTTTTCAGTGTGATTCCCGGTAACTTTCATCATAATGAAAAACCTCCTAAATCTCAGCTTTTATCAAAAATCAGAATGCAACACTACCGGGGAATGACTGTCCACACTACAGAACACGCACTCCCACTTTGGAGATTCCTCGTAATATTTATAGTTTCCTTGCGGTTTCCATGTTAAAACCAAAACATTTTTTTGACTGTTATAATAAGCAGCATTCACCTCCGTTGCATCACATTCCCAGCCGCTATCCGTTTCGATAAAAACATCACTTGGTAGCTTTTCCAGAATCTTAATTAACTCTGTAGCAATCATATAAAACTCTCCTAGAACTTAACTTTTATCAACTCGTTTATTCCAAGCATTTACTGCGTCCAAAAGCATATTATTATCTGGCATTCCACAATTAACAAGATTATCATAATACGCTTTTGTTCTCAGTCCACAATAATCACATATGACTTGCGCTCTCAATTTAAAAAGCGTTGCTGGACCACCACAACATGGGCACGATTTCAAATCATACATTTTTGACCATCCTTCCCTGTTCCATTTCCAGCCGCTCACTCTGATCATCAGCAATAGACGCCACTTTCAGTAGTCCCATTACAAAAATCCCAAAAGGAACAAGCAGTACAAGGTAAAATGCAATAAACGATATTATCATAATCCACATTATATTAACCTCACATTTCTTTTAGCTTAAACATCTTGTGCTGAGGTTGCTTAAATCATACACCACATGAATGTAATTTTCAATCCAACAATTTTATTTTCCAAAATTTTACTAATAATCCTACGTCATCAATAGTTATATCATCGGTCTACACATCCTTTTGTTAAATATCCACAAGAACCCGGATTTTATCGCCCTTGTCCATTGCATCTTCAAGCTTGCCATTGATAGAATCAATTTCACGCATTAGCTTACAGCGATAATTTCCATCCTTATCAAGTTTGAAACACAAATCCTCATCACCACTCTTGTAACCCATATAGCATCCAGAACGGCACAGGCTTGTCACATCAAGTGCATCTTGGATTACTCGTGCTTCATTAAGAGTCAACTCAATCTTCATTGCAGTCCACCTCAGTATCATCTGTTACACCAGCAATAAAAATCTTGTGACTTCCATTTTCATTACGCTGATAGTCGCCACCAAGAATGTCAATTGTCATAAGAATCGTGTTGTAGTAATCATACGCCCGAAACTCTTGCATCTTGTTTTGAAAAGGCTTTAGCCCTAAATCTCTCCAAACATTATCTAAGTGACGCTCCAGATTACAAATACCTTCACGCAGCGCATTGATTCTTTCTCTGTCCGTCATTTTACGCTCCTTTTTTACATATCCTGATTCACTGTATTCCATATCTCAGTCGAAATACTTTCATTTTCATCAGACAAACGGTTAACTCAAGCATTCAGTACCTCTCTGTACACCGTCATATTCGGGCAGAAGTAGCTGTTTGTAAATACCGGCATATCATCATTACACAGAATTCTCATAACAGCAGCGCACACGGCTGCGGATCTTGATACGCCAGCACCACAATTCACGCAGAACCAATCCGTCTTATCTGCTTCATAATCGTCCAGAACGAATTTCACAATGTTCTTGGCCTGAACTTCAGTAATACAAGTGCCTTCTAAATCAGTAGTGCAATCATCAAACTTCAGCGGTAAAAAAGTAATATTGCCCTCACACTTATGAAAATCAATATGATGGCCATTAGCTTCAGTGATCGAGATAAACCGAATCCGTTCAAAATGTGGCTGTCGGATAAAGTCTTCTGCGTCTTCTGCGCTCATCACCGAGAATTTCCATTTTCTTCGATACATAGTAATAATCATTTCGTTTTCCCTCCACAGAATTTAGGTTTTATTGTTTTCATAAAGTTTTAACATAATTTCTAGCGAAATAGAATCCAGACTACCATGTTGAACCAAATTAAGCGCCATGTAAAAATTTCTTCGAATATTAAAGTCCACTACGTCCTTTATCTCACCGCCTTTTTGAGCGTGATACAAAATATTATTTAATTTAAACAGTTCCTGATAACTTAACTTGACAACGACATCACCATCTCTCCCTTTTGGATTTTCATTTCCATTAAAACTCAGAATATTCATATTTACACCTCCAGTCAAATATCTAAGTCTTTAAAATCAACCACTTCTGATTCACCATCATATTCAACATCTACATTCGATAAATATGTTTCGTACATCTTTTCACGACGTATAGCAGCTTCCATGCTCGGATGTCGAATATCATAAAGCAGCTGTTTAAGTTCTTCATCCGTCAAATTATACTCTTCTTGCAACATACTCATATCCACACCTCTCAATCAAAACGCAAACGGATTACTATTCACTGCTATTATCAGTGCCATATTCAGAGCAAACATTACAAATGCGGTCATTTTCTATCGCCTCAATCTCTAAATTCAACATCTACGACAATGTTTTCTGGCTCTGTCCTGTACCTTCGTGCCAGCAGTTCTACCATGCGTTCCTTATCCCCAAGATTGCTATTACGCAAAAGATACGAATAAACCTGTCTGCCTCTGTACAAGAACACAGCCCATGCACTTCTCTTTAATGGATTTGTTGTGCTAATCATTCCATCGCTTCCTCCAGAGATGTGGTCACATCACCAAAGTCAAAATCCAGAGCATCAATCATATCCTCCAGAGCATACGCAGCATCAGACAAATTCGTGCAAGCATCATCTGCTTTATCATACCGCTCACTCCCCTGCAGATTCTCCGGCATGTTGTCACGATACTCTTCTTCTTCCCACTGAATGTTCTCGACGTCTGATTTTACACTTTCGATCTCCGACACAAGCTCTTCCAGCTTCTTACGGATGGAATCAAAACGGTCGATGGTCTGCTTAATAGCTTTTCTACGAGTATTGTTCATTTTCAAATCTCCTTTCAATCTACAATACCAAGCTTGCAAATGTTTTTCGGATCAGTGATGTAACCAAACGTCAATGTGTTTCGCAGATAGCCCTTGTATTCAAAGCCACGATCAAGAGCAGCTAGACGGCATACGTCTCGAATCGCAGCTTCTCTCGGCCAAGAGATCCCAGCCAGCTGATACTTCCACTGAAGATCCCTCAGCTTCTGCCACTCAATCACAGGCTTCTTTTCGTCCTCAAAGCACAAACCATTCTGTACGGCATACTTCAGAGCATCACACCGCCTACTCTCTTCCGATGTACAGGTTCCCCATTCATTTTCCAGACGGCGATACGCTCTATCAAACGGTGCTTGCTTTACTGCGTCAATACCAAACGCTGCGCCAAGCAGACCCAATCCAAGTAACAGTCCCATAATTCAAACCTCCTAAAATCACTCTTTTATCATTTTCATTCTGCGAAGACTTTTATCCAAAGTTGCGTTCTTTAGCCAATCGGTTCCACATTGAGTGTTCCTACTCACTCTAAGATTACGACCACTCCCTATCGGACAAGCCCGGCGATAGTCATCAGCAGTCTTGCAACCAAGAGATTCTGCTTCATCCAGAGCTTTTCGCACATAAGCCCATGTGCTACCACCGAGATCAGAACATTTTCCAATCACAGCAAGTACAAGTTCATCGCCCATGCGTTCAACATATTCTGCCAAAGCTTTTTGTCCAGTAGCACCAAGCTTCCCGATATTCTCTCGAAAAACATCCTCGATAGGTTTCGTCGTTGTCGTCTCATCACAAGACGAAGACGATATCTTATCTTTTTCTTTCTCTTTTTCTTTTTCTAGCTTGGCTTTGCTTGTGTTTGCTTCGTTTTGCTTACGCTTGCTTGACGAGCCACCAGCTTTACCAGAAATCCTCTTACCTTCGATGTATTCGGCATCTTTATCCAAATCTCTCTTCACAGCAGGCCACACATACCGCTCATTTCCGTTGAGTTCAGGCTCCGTTCCAGACGATTTATATTTCATCATTGCCAGTACCAGACGCCCCACCTCGGCAGCACTAAGGGGTTCAAAGTAGCTCTCGTAAGTATCCCAGATTTTAATATAAGTATCAGCCATCATACACCTCAAGAATTCTCACTATGAGTAATCACACCATAATTGATTCCAGAGTAATATCTCTCATCCACTTCTGAATCAAGACCAATATAATGAAGAGTGATTGCCTGACTACTATGATTCAAAGCGTGCTGAAGCCAGGCCAGAGCCATAACATCATCACGGTGCTGTACCATAAACTGATAGCCGAATGTCTTACGGCAACTATGTGTTCCAAGATTATATGGAAGGGCCATATCCTTTTGAACCTTTTTCATAATTCGTCCAAAACTATCCACATCAAGCGGCTCCCCGGATACCTTTGGATTTGCCTCGTGTGTATACATAATTCCAGTCTTTTTACTAATTGATGTCCCACCTGTGCTCCTCAGTGAATTGCGAGAGCTGCCTTTACATGACGGGAAAAGCCAATCGTCATAATGGAGCTTAACTTTATTGATATAAGTAGAAATCACTTCCAAAGCAGATTCTGGAAGAAAAACAATACGGTATTTTCCAGTCTTCTTTTCCTTCATTCGTATTTTTGCATTTGCATTTACTTGCAACTTTCCATTTACCCTCTGCGTTGTAACATCTGAAACCTTAAAACGAAGCAAATCGCTTGCACGAAAACCAGTACATACACCAACATTAAACAAACACCAATCACGGTACATCCCACGATTCCAAAAATATTCCGAAATTCGTTTAATATCCTCTACATCTTTAATAGGCTGCACCGTTCCATTACAAGCTTCCTTGCGTTTGATACTATAGTTCTTCGCCTGGTTATGTTTCACTTTGGGAGCAGGATCAACCTTTGGCGGATTAAACTCAACTGCGTTATTTTCGTTCTTTTCAGATACTGCGTTCATATTTGCGTCTCCTTTAGATTCCATATTTTAAACAATACTTGCCATAGGACAGTCCCTCTGCATCTGCCATTCTTGTAATTTCAACAAATGTCGGTTTGTGTTTCTTTTTATTTTTACATCTAATATCTTTTTCTCTATCCACAATCCTTCTGCAATTATCACAATAAAGCTTTCCACACTTTGGCCCATACCACGTAGCCCCACATCGTTTACACGTTATGTTTCCATATTTCATCATTTTCTTATACCTCAAACTCATCAATTTTCCAGTGATGGCGATAATAATTTCCAGAATCCCCACTAACAACGGATGCTTCAGTAGCAACGCACCACGTCTCGTCATCGCTTACCGGCTGATTGCTATCTTTACAGTCATTAAAGAAATGAACCATTTTATCAAGCGCCTTGAGCTTATCCGTTGTAACCGTGATTACAGAATCTTCTGCGTAGAAATCGCTATAATCAACACACTCGTGCAGAACATAAACCTTCATAATATGTACCTCAATTCTTTTCAAATTGCTCCTTCATCAACTGCTTTACAGTTTTCTTAAACAGTGCCAGGTTCTTTTCATTTTCAATAAACACCTTAGTCTTCGGATTTGGTGCTTTACCGTGAGCTTTTTCATAAGCAATAAATAAATTATTCATTTTCTTATAGCCAATCCGCTCGTAAATCAGAGTGTAAGTGTGCTTGTATTGCGGCTTATCATTAAGCTTTTCTGCCAAAGGTAACAGAATCGGAATAAGAATCTTCGCCGTTTCGCTCTGCTTCTTGGGCTTTTCTTTCGCAACCGGCTCAGACTCAACTTCATTAACTTCCACCTCAATCACAGGAGCATCACAGACAGCCACTTCAGGAGCTGCTTCAATAGTTTTTGCTTCAGGCAAAGCTTTCCGTTCAGTAACTTCTTCCTTCTTCTTGCTGACCGCTTCGGTATACAGATCCTCAACCAGAGCACCAAAGATAGACTTGTACATCGTACTTGCTTCAACCACATCAATCGTAGGAATGTGACCAGTACGACCAGTTTTTACACAATACTTTTTACGCTCTTCCTCGATGACAAAGGTATAAACACGATTCATGTATTCGTAAACATCACGGAACACATCCTGAACCTTCATCTCATTGATTGCCGCAATCACATTGATGCGTTCATACATCTTCTTACGCCAGTCACTCGTTACATCCTTACGAGGAGTAAAGTTTCTGGTAGAACGAATCGCATCATCCATCTGCTTGTCCTTAATCTGATGGACACACTGAGATACGCTGCTAATCACATTCAGTGCTTCATTGCTGGTGGCGCGAGCTTCCTCAATCTGTTCACTGAGATCTTTGCGAGTGGAATCAAGTTCACTCTGAAGATTCTTCATACTATCAAACAGAGCATGAAGTCTTACGTCAATGAATTCTTTGCTCAGTGCAGCATCCATCTTAGGAGTAGCTAAAACGGTATCGCCACGCATCAAAGATTCCATAATGTCCCAGCAGAAATCCATAAACGCATCAGCCTTCGGCTGACGGGACAGACGACAGATCTCCATAACGCCACGCAAACTGTAACAAATAATTTCACGCTCTTTCGTGATTCCGCCTTCAACTTTCCTCAGTTTGAGGAATGTTGAAAGAGGGTCAAGACGATCCGTATTCTTAACATGGATGTTTTGAATTGCCTTATTAGGATTATTGTACTCTAGCGCAGCACCAATCTGTTCACGGGTCATGTAATACTGGTGCTTGTCATTCTGGTACACATCCACATTCAGTGCACCAAAGGACTTTGAGGTTATTACGGTCATAGGATTATTGGTAATCATTTTGTTTTACTCCTTTGTATTTCATTTTTTTAGAAGAACTGTTTTATCAAATCTCTACGATTTTCCACCAATCGTATACGTCACAAGCATCAATACGAATATCACCTTTTAATCGCAAAACACTAAAATTCTGTTCACCGTTTTCATCTTCATAATATCTACAATAATGATTTACAAGAATATCGTCCACTTGTTTGTTCATTTCATTTTCCGCCTCAAGAATCGTATTGAAACCCTTTTTATAAACAACTTCTGGGAGAAATGAATCCTCACCTTTTGCAATATAAATATTGATAAGTAAAAACATTTTATTTTCTCCTTTTAAAACTGATATTTCCAGAACAACTTTGCATTGCCAGTGATGGTCTGCAAGTAGCTAATGTATTCATTAAAGGAGCACACACCCTTCATTTTCATCTTGCGTGCTCCCACGGCTCGTGCAGCAACCTTCGGATCATAATCAACGGCATCAATAAATGCGCTATCAACCATCATCTGCTCAAACATTTTGATTTCGTTAGTATTCATTTTAATTCTCCTTACTCAAAATCCCACCATGCGTTAATAGACGTATTCGGAACATAAACCTCTAACATATGGTGGCAGTCACGAATCCATTCAGGTTCATAACCTTCATATCGCAGTTCTTTCATCAGTCTCTCAAAATCATTATTGACAGACTCTACCGCATCTTCCATTGTTTTATATTCTACACGGTAAGGACCATTACACATCGTATCGTCATAAACAACCGTAATCATAGTCACATTCCCTTTTTATTCAATTGTTGCTCGTATTCTTCGAGTTCTTCATAATCTTCATCTGTGAGATAATCGTCGATTTCAATGTCCAAAAGGATATAGCACTGCGCCTGTAAAGCAACATACGCATCATCTGCACTCATTCCATTTTCAATAAGAACCTGTGCTGCTTCCATAAGTTTATCATTCATAGTTCGTTCCATTTTTCTAAAACCTCGATTTTATTAAAGTTTAATGCCTAACATATCGAAAAGACATTTAATAGTTCTAATCATATCATCAATATTGTTCACGGTATCGCCCCATGCACCACCACAAAGTCTTTCATTAAGTTCTTTGTCGTATGCTTCGCAAACGTGCCACCATTTGTTGTCGTCATATTCGTAATGGATATCAACATCGATATCGGGATATTTACCCACATAATATGTAACCTGCTGCTTATCATTAAAATCATCAGGTTTCTTCCCAACACCGTCCCAACCTGACGGGTTCATTGTACTGACGAAATTTTCTGCAATCTCACGTGCCGTCATAAGTTAATGTCCTCCAAAATAAAAGTTTTTTCTGAATCAAAAGGTTTTAGTAACTCATATTTGTTGGTTTCTTTATTAAAAATCCCAACTCTCACACCTTCTCTTAACCAATATGAAAGTGTATCAAGAGCTTCCTTAACTTCATCCACTGAATGATCCCATCCGCAATTTTGGATAATCATAACTCTCACTCCCTTAATTCCTCATTATATTATTATCTTATCTTCATTAAGTGTTTCGGTTTCATACGTTGCATAGACAAGCTCTGTCGGCTTGTTGTAACACGTTTTCATCCAGTCAAGTTCTGCATCACGCAGCTCTTTTGTGGGATAGACTTCATGCCCTCTATATGTATCGCCGTACATAAAGTGTCTGACAGAGTATTCAAGATGGTAATACATTATCGTTTTTTCAACTCCTCACACACTTTTGCAATGATAGCCAAACCTGTACGCCGAAAATCTGCATTGTAAGGATTTTGTGCTTGAACATCTAAATGGTACAGCAAATTTTCCAAATCAGAGCTATATTCAACGCCTGCTGTTTTACAAAGGACCTCGGCCATCGCTTGAGTGTCATATTTCATAATAAAACTCTCCTTTTATACCTCACTAAAATCCACATTGAAAAGGATCTCGTTACCATATTCAGTAAGAGTATCCTTAAACCACTTTTCGTTCTTCTGCCACCACTGTTCAGCTTGTTGCGGATTCAATACAATGCCTTTTCTTTTCGCTGCATCAATAACGTCATCGATACACCAACGAGTTTCAGCATAATAATATTGAGCATCGCAATCATCTTCTTCGTCAAATGCTTCCATCTCTGTAAATTCAGTGGATGGATGCTGCCAATCACAATTGTAAAACACTCGTTTTGCCTTCTTTTCATCACCTTCACAGATATCAATAATATCCTGTGCAGTGTAAAAGTTCGTATATGCGTCTGCAAGTTCTTGCAAAGTCATTTTATGGTCATAGGCAACACCATTCATATCGAGATCAGGAATATAAATAACGCTGTTATAACAGTCCTCTTCAGGAAAGCAATCCGCTTTAAATATCGTACACTCTTGCCCATCACTCATATCAAGCAATTCATCAAGAATAGCGCCGTTCTTCAGGAGATTATAAAGTTCGTCTTTTGTGTAAGTTTTCATGATATTTTTCCTCTTAAATTTTACACACTCACATTCTCGTAAACCCAGCCAACGCCTTTACTATGGAACTCATCTACCCAATGAAACCATTCATCCTGTGTAAAATTGCCAACGGGAAAGCCTCTCCACTTCTGATCAAGAACTAATTCTCCACGTTCGTTTTCAACCCATGCAAAATCCGTGTTCTCCTTCCAAAGACGTTCAACAAATTTGTCGCAATCATCTTTATTTTCTCTTAGTTTTAACATCCATTGTGCAGTAAGATATGTACTATCAAAAGACTCTGCGACAGCACATGGACAGTTTTTACAAGACTTCTCAATACATGACCAACAAGGCCCACCGTTATAGCTCATACTTTACGCCTCATAGCTTTCTTCCAAACAATCAATCAAATCTGCTACATACTCACCAATCTGATCACAATTTACATTTTTGTATTCCGCACCAGAATTTCCATTATCACTGATATAGACGTTAAATAAACCCTTTCCAACACGTTCAATATCAATGTCAATATTCATTTTCATACATTCGCACCTCATAAAAGATATTTTCGTCCGAAGATTCAAATAATATCATATTTTTCAAACCAAATATTCAACTCATCTTCCGACATCGAATCGATTGCAATATCCACTCGTCGTTCAATAACATCATCATCCTCATCTTCGTTCAGTTTATAACCAACAAAGTTTTCAATTGTATCAAATCCATCCATAAAAAGCTCACGCTTCAGATACTTGATTCTTTCCATCATATTATTATCCATTTTATTTTCCTCCTAAAACCGTTCTTTTATCTGTTTTCAAAATACGTTTTTATTTCTTCTGTATCATTAAAATATTTGCTTGTAAATTTTCCATCATCAAAAATTATCAATTCATAATCTCCACGGTTTACTGCTCCTGTCCCTTCTAATGTCTGAATTATCATGTCGTCATTACAATATTCTGGATATTTTGGTCTATACGAAGCACTATATCCGTCACGCATTTGCGTAAAAAATACATTTTCGCTATTCCATGTTTTGCTAATTTCTTTTACTCCAATCTGAAAATTTTTAAATTTACTCATGAAATTTTCTCCTTTTAATCGCTTAAAATATCCGATCTATTGTTTTGATTCATAAATTGAAATTTTTGTTTCTGTGTCCGTGATAAAGCATCCATCACTAAACCATGTACAATTGTCCTCAATCCATTCATTTCTTTCTTCTTCACTTGAAAAAACTTTAATTATTTCTTCCGTCAACCAATCTTCAATAATATATTTCATTTTGTTGTCTCCAATAAAATTCAACTTTTACAGAACTCCGCCATAAGATCCGTTTCTCATCGCTCTCATATATGCTGCCTTACGAGAAGGACAAGGAGAAGCAACGTACTTGATTCCACTATCAGTTAAACCTGCAAACCACTGTCCATCTTTCGGATTATCTCTTCCAATAGAATAGACCTGACCGTTATCAGGATTTGCTGCAAAAGCATACCATTTTCCATCAATCTCTCTAATGTATGTCATAATTCACACCTCATCAAAATTGTTTTTGAACCAAGCAATCTCCAGCACGAATATCATCTGTGTCTCAATTTATCTCTTTTAGATCAACAACTTCGGCCATTTCCATTGCTTCTCTTTCATCCTCTGCATCAACAATCACATAACCAGGACAAGATACTGTAACAAAGTACTTCATAATTTATACCTTATCAAAATTGTAAGTAACAGTAACAACTTTCTCTGCTTCACCGATATGACACCGATCTTCCTTTAATGCCTTTTCAAGACCACAACCAGCACTGTATGTGATACCGTTTTCAAGCACATCAGAACCGATAAATCCAAATGCTCTGTCAATCTCCTTCCATTCTCCGTGATCTTCTTGATAAAGCGTATAGCCGTAATTCTCACCGGAAAGATAATCGCTATAAGTCTTTACCTCATCACGCATGATTCGTTCTGCTTCTGTTTTGTAAACATCAGAACCGCTAGGAACTTTTGTAACAATCCAACCAACATTACTATCGTCCCACGAACCTCTGAATCGTGTATCATAATCCATAGACAGGCCAGAGTGGTCATGTAACCAGAGTGGAAGCCATACAATGTGTTTATCAAGAAGAATCTGACAATCACGAATAGAAAAATCACCACGAGCATACGTCGCAATTTCATTGTATTTCAAATTGGTATACCAAGGATTGGCTTGATCTTCACGACAACAAATCGCATAACGAGTTTCTTCAATACTACTGTTATCGTTGTCAATAACCACACAGGATTCTTCCAGTTTCATGTTAAAAAGTGCATCCAGAATTTCTTCTGGCTCGCACATCTCGTAAACAAGATTGTTCCAAAACTCTTCCGGTGTGCTTGCATCGACCTTATCACCAAGACGGTAACGAGGATGGAAACAAGCCATCACGGAATCGTGGTCATCCCACCAACGAGGGTTATTGTCTGCAACGTCGTCGTGCTGAATATGCAAGCAATACAGGTTATCGCCGTAAGTCCATTTTATGATTTCATTATCGTAGCAATACAGATATTTCATATCTAAAATCTCCCTTTTATAAGCATCCATTTGCCGTAATAATCAACAGCGGTTCAATATCATCCATTTCATAATTCCAAATTTCGAGCCAATCGTAAGGTTCTCCATTACAAGCTCGTAGTGTGTTGTTTTTTAGAACGGGTATCAATCCCATACCTGTTGCCTCAACATATTTCAGATCTTTATTTCTAAAGAGTTCGTCATAATAGCCGCCATCCTTTTCGTAAGCGAGAAGCACATACATTTTACTCACCTCTTATGCGCTTGCCTTTTCTTCAAAAGCGTACCAATCAGACCAAATCTTATCGACCTCTCCATTCTTAAAACCGTTCTTGTAATCGGTGAACTCAACATAATAGTTGCTTGTCCACTCATTCAGGTAGTGTTCATAGATAGCTGCAACACCACGCTTTGTTTCGACAACAAAGCTATCGACCAAAACACCTTCAACATAAGCACCAGTGTGTTGTGCTTTATTCTGGTGCATCCAACGGCCAAGAGCACCCGCATTAAGATAAAAACGAGTCATAATTTATTCCACCTCCATAAGTCTATTAGCTAATTCTTCCAACATTTCTTTAATAGCATCAGCATCGTCAATAAGTTCTCTGACGCTAGAAGGACAACCTCTTTCCCCACGATGCCCCACCCACATCTCTGCGTGCTCATCAGCATCAAAATCACAGGCATACTCATAAACTGATTCAGGAAAATTTTCAACCTCCACACAAACGATTAAGTCCTCTCCTGCTGGAGAATAATTTTCAATTTCAACTCTGCCATCACCTGTATAGTCACATACGCGCCAATCCAGCGATTCCAAAACATCAATATATTTAGGGTGAATTTTCATAATTTATTCTCCTTTACTCTGCAATCATCATAGCAAGAACCGGTTCACCGGAATCTTTCAACTGAAGCTCCAGAATATCGCCATCATCCACGATTTCACACTTGCTTAGATAATCCTGAAGAAAGAACATCTGACATTCCTGCCAAAAGATTTCTTTCGGATCTTCATTCGCGTCTACGAACACATTCTTGTGATGGAAAGATTCATTCCAAACCCAGCCTTCACCATCAAAACAAGCGTGAACTTCCCTCAGATCCCACATAATCAGTCCTCCCCAAAAATATGACGCTTGTTAAGGTCATCACGGATAATATCCTCAATTTTATTTTTGGTATTATCATCAAGTTCTCCGTAAGGAGCATTATCAAGATAATAGAAGTAAATTTCATCTCCAAGATCCTTGTACATGACACTCACATAAAACCCAGCTGAAATTCCATTCAGTAAAGCATATCCAATACCGTATACTTCTGAATAATTGTTACCCATTAAATCCCACATAGTTAATCCTCCCAAAAGTTGAGTTTCTTTTTGATTGTCATCTCAATTTCGTTTTTATCACCGTCAGATAGAATCTTATTATCGTACTCGGAATAGCAAAACATAACGCTACGGCCATTATATTTATACATAACCATTGCTGTTTTTAATTGTTTGTCACGAAAAAAGGTTGCGCACCCAATTCCATATTTTTTAGAATATTCATTTTCAACTAAATCCCACATTTTATACTCCTCTTGTTATTCTCTGAATGCGTTTATCTTCCATCTTTTCATATAGTCAACTGCGTCAATGGCTTCTTTTTTAGTGGACACGTGACAGCACTCGTCCCAGCATCCCATAGCTTCGTTAAAATAAAGTAGTGTGTAACGAGTATCGAATTCATTACGATGGAAATCATTTAAATGAAACTTGACTCCATACTTTTCAAAGTCACGTTTTATCATTTTACACACTCCCAACATTCTTGAATCCATAAAGGCTATAACCTTTACATTTGAAGTACCGCATCGCTTTGTTAATCTGGGAAGAACTTGCTGTCGAATGGCTTTTTAGGTATGTATTCTTATATTCGCACAGCTTTTTATACTCATCACTTTCACGATGGGCTTTTAACTTTTCGCAATGGTCGTGGCAACCAGGATAACGCTCCGGTGCTACACAATAACGGCAAGGATCAGTCATCGTTACTCTCCTTTCTACCTGCGGCGTCAAACATCTCTATGATACGTGCTACCCAATCATCATTTTCTGATACATTGCAATCAAATTTATCCTCGAATCGTTCTGCTAACTCGTCAGCAAAATCCATAATCTCATCGTGAGAATAACCGTATTCTTCCTCAATCCAATCAGCATTGCCATCAAGCTGATTCTCTGCATCTTCAATACGATACTGATGCTCTTTGTAACGGTACGCTGCTTCAATCTGTTCAGGTGTCATTTCCCAAGACTTACCATTCCAACTAGTAACAACAACCTTATTTTCGCTATTCATATTCCACACCCTCACTTGTTAGATTTGCACTGATATTTGCGTTCAATCATCTCTGCATCAGCGCAAGTCATACCGTAATACCAACGCACATCAACAACGGATTCAACCCAGTTTCCAGTCTTGCGGTTCTTTATGACACGAACCTCTTCAACATCTTTGTGAATCTGTGTGCCTGGCTTCGGGAGATAAGTCAAAACACTTTCTTCAGAATGTTCCAAATCGTAAGAGCCAACAAATGTGCAATCACGTTTGATTAAATCAAAAATTTTCTTACGGTTCTGTTTAGACAGGTTTCTCATATTGCAAACTCCTTTTCTCTTGTGAACTTAATTACCAGTGCATTCACATTGGCTGCTTCCATCGTTGACTGCTTTGCATCCTCATGGTTACCAGCTCTAAGAAATGAAACACTCTGATCCATAAGCTTACGCCGATAGGAAGAAAGAGCCGCGAGAACGATATTCTTTTCAGTGTTGGTCATGTTCTTTTTCCTCCTGCTCACGTTCCTTGTGAAATTTTCGCACTTCTTCCCAAAAATCAAATGGACTAGAATTGTGATAAACAAGCTCCATGTATTCTTTTCTACTGTTAAGATGGTTTATGTTAGTATCCATTTTTATCACCTCAATCAAAACTGAACCACTTCATGTTTGACTTTTTCCAGCATCTCTTTCTCTTGTTCTTCAAGACGCTCAACTTCACATAAAACATCACGAATACCAAAGATAATCAAATCACGGTCACGCTCACGGTTCGCTTTGTTTTCAAGGTTGCTTTTACAACTTCCTTTGCATAATTCGATTTCTCTAAGAACAAGATTATCGATTGCGTATTTTAGAATCCGTTTGTCTTTCTCAGTCATATTATCACCTCAATCTTCGTAAAATGCTTTCTTTTTCTGACATTTGTAGAATGCAATCACCTCGTGAACATACTCAGGATCGTCATGAATTCGCAACGAAAATACTTCGTTTGCTTTCTTTTTAGTGCATCCAAACTCCCAGCAAAACGCTTCAACAAAATCTCTCCGAGTGTTCATTTTTTATCACCTCACAAAAGCATGATTCTAGTTAACAGCATTCAATTTCTTCAATGTCTGCATAATTAACCAAGCTATCCCAGCTATTGTTGAAATCATTGATTTCCTTCATTCTCTTTTCGGCTTCTTCTTTCTTATAGAAAAAGCTATCAATTTCATAACCTTTGTGACCCCAATAACGAACGATATATGCCTTCATGCTTAACACCCCTTTTAATGCCAAAAATCGTATCCACCAATCCAGATAGATAAATTATAAATATAATTACCACAACGAACACATTTGTCATGTTTCCCCCAAAGCCCAGCTTTCTTCATTCCACGAATGCTACCCGTATAATGAATTGATGGATGTGCGTCTCTTGAAAACTTTTTTGCACTCAAATATTTCATATCAATCGCTCCTTTTTATATTTTTATACTCTTGCGTTGGTAGCGGTTATGTCTGCCATAGTACCGCTAATCACCTAGCATCTGCTGTTTATACTACCCAAACTTGACTTCTTATGTAGTCCTCAATATCTGCTGGGTATCCATTGCGCTGGATATACTGACACAGAACACGCTGCACATCTCTGTTATCACCATAATCCATGGCGATAGAGATATCATCGCCGTGAGTTCCAACACCCAGGCGTTCATACTTTCTGACTTCAAGATAGAAGTCGTATGCACTGTAGTGTCTGCCATCTTTACGGTCAAGAATTGAATCAATAATCACTCTTCACACCTCGATATCATTGATATTAAAAGTTCTTACATCAACCCTCTTTTCAGCTCCGTGTGGCTTGTCGGACGGCCTGTACATAAAATACGGAGATGCTGCCGATTCGATGTAGAATATTACACAAGGGAATCGCTCTCCAGAAACAGCCTTTCTCTTTTCAAGAATTGCTTCGTATGCCGTTTTATGAAGCACTTCATATTCATGATTTGGAACGAATTCATCTCCAAAATGATACTGACTGATACGGTTTACACGATCCGCAAATACTCTGAATCCACTATATTTATCTGCCACTTCAATCGCATCAAAATCTGCACCAGTCATGTCATTCACAATTTTCAGGATGCGTTCTTTGCTGTACTCAAAAGATCTCGGAGTACGTTTCACGCCAGCCTTAACAGGAACAATCGGCGGTTTATTGAAACTATTCTTATAATCAATTTCACCTGTTCCTTCATCGATTGGTGCAAACATATCAACAAATCCAGTCACAGGCCAATTATAAAGACCGGATTTTATATTGTACTTATTTCTTTCACATGAAATAATTTCCAAATAATATGCTTTGTCCTTAACGTGAAATGCTGTGCGGATTCTACAATTTCCGACATCTCCAAAGTGAACATCTTGCCCTTTGAAGTAATAATCAAAAGAACCAGCGCCTTCAAAATACAGAATCTTCATTTTCTTTCCCTTCTTAGAAAAATACAAGTTTGTTATCATCGTCGTGTGTTGCATTCCACGCTTTTTCAATAGCTACAGACGATTCTGTTACAAAATCACCAACCGCTTCACCGTTCTTGTAAAGGTTTCCACGATACTTGCAGTCAAAGTAAACTTTGATTCCGTCGCAGTCTTTCAGTTTGTCGCCGTACCAGAAATCAAATGTAATGCCACTCATTATTCTTCCTCCTTCCCCTCATAAGAAACATCTTCTGCGAAATAATACTTTTCCATATTCACAGCTGCGGTAAAGCGGCTTTGAACATTAAACACACGACAGAAATCAGGTTCGCTACCAAACTTCTTGTTGTAGATACGAGCTTCTTCCGTTGCAATTTGGAAATAATAGTCGATTGCCTTTTCCTTATCATAAGTTCCGGCCTTGTAACGCTTTTTCAGCTTTTCAATAAACGGACTGGTCATCTTGCGATACAGATCACCGTCATTGATTGCACACAACTCAAGCTCTCTGCTTTCATCGGTCTCACGATAAACCATAGACTTTGTGCGTTTCATGTTTGAATCTCCTTTTCTTTCGTATCCTGCGTATCCTGTGTTATATAGCTATATGGTAAAAATAAAAGCCCTATGACGGACTGCCCTTTCTAGCTATAGAATACAGGATACTGCTGATTTTGTCAAGCACTAAAATGTAGATTTTATTAACGTCACATTTTAATGCGTTAATACGTTTTATTTTCGTGACCATTCTGTGAATATCAATCAACATCCACTTCATCAGGCCGTGCCCACAGAACATTCTCAATGGTATCATCGTAGATGGTTTCTGTTCCGTTGCTGTTCATAATCATGGTCACATTCTGACCATCTGCCGGGGTTTCTTCCATGCTTGCATAAGAATACAGCCATTCCTCGCCGTTCTCATCAATAACATGGATGGTCTTAATTCCGTTGCGGAATACTTCGATTTCATCCACGCTACCGGCCAGGACATAACGATTATCCAGGCGAGTTTTCATAGGCTCTGCTGCGTTTGCAGTCATACAGTTTGCCAGAATGGAAACACCAGCCACAACAGTAGCCAGGATAACGGACAGCTTATTCTGAGTAAGTTTCATTTTTTGTACTCTCCTTTTCAATCTTTCAAACCAAATAATTTCATACCAGCAGATCCCATGTCTGCCGGATACAGATTCACAACACAATTGTCGTAAAATTCTGCAATCAGGTTGCCACTGCAGATATCCATATAAGCATCATCCATAGACAGACCAGAAAAATCTGCTGCGTTGTAGTCATCCACACCAGAGAATCCGTACAATGCTTCCTGATAGAATGCCCTCGTCATTCTTGTTTCATTATTATCAGGAGTAACAACAAACAGCTTTTTTAAGCCATTTTTACCAAAGACGGCAACAAAAATACCGCCTGCATTATTCTCGTAAACCTCAACAGTAGCACGCATTCTTGCGTTCTCCTTTCTTATCAATGACCCCAACGGCAAACAATAACGCCGTTGATCCAGATGGAAATGTTTGCACCCTGCCGATACCACTCGACAGCTTCACGATGAATGTTGGTGATAACACCAGTTTCATCGTTCATAAACCATTGACCTTTTTTCATTGTCGTTTCTCCTTTACACTCTCATGCACTCATCAAGATAGATTCGTTTACCGAAACACTTGACGTATGCTCTGCCAGACGGTGCATAGATGATTTTCAGGTGATGATAACTATGATATTTCTCATCTTCACACAGCGCACCAGACATACCATAAAGGTAATCGTCAATGCCGTATTCGATATCGCCATGAATCTGAAAACCACCACAACGGCCATAGCTGCTATCATAAGCGGTTACAGGATGGCTTTTGCAATATTCTCTTGCGGTCATATCAAACTCTCCTTAAAACATATCTTTTATTTCTGAATGATCTCAACATCATCAAAGCCGTGCCAATTGTAATCAACAATGGCCTTCGCTTCCTCAAAGTCACGGCTCAACTTGATGATTTTGTTTGCATCCGTAATATAACGATTGTGATTTTCTGCCGTGGTGATATACCACATTCCAAGCGATTCGTACATGACATACTTTTTCATGCTTTTCATTCTCCTTTACCAAAGATTCTCACAAGCAAGGATTCCACCCTTTTCATAGGGTAATCGTCTGACGCAATCCCTGTGAGGGCAATCAAGCTTTTCGCAATACTTGCAATTTGCATTATTGCGCTCCTGCTCTGCAAAGAATTTCTTTGCGGATTTCAGGTCACAAAAATAATGACCCTGATCCCATGTGTAGGAATCCGGGTCAAAATGCCACGCCACAATGTATGGCTGATAGTGATTCTTCTTGTAAAACAGTGCCGTGTAAGCATTGCCAACTTCCAGGATATCAATATCTTCTCTGTTCATTACAGTTCTCCTTTTAGATCTTGTAATCGAGGTCATCTGCCATCGGTTCTTCTGGTTCTCCATCCATGCTGTTGCTGGATGAAGTGTAAAGTTTGTCATGCCGTTCTTGCGGCATTTTACCGGGTTCTGTGTATTTCCATACTGTGCCGAACTTATCGATAAATACTTCACGGTGAAAGTCATCCGTTCCAATGAATCGTAAGCTCTTTACATTACGAAACATTAGTTCAACCACCCTTTCCACTCTGCCACGCCAATAGCGATGGCACAAATCACAAAGGCCCACATCATAGGTGCAACGCACTCTGCATGATAAGCAGAATAGCCAAAGAACATGAGAAGCGATTTCATAACAAGACTTCCTTTCTGCCAGGATAAACCAGGCTTTGCAAATTCATTTTTTACAACGCTATTGCGTACCCTATTGGGCTGGTAGTGGGATCTTTCTTCCCCGTGCCCACTAACTTCACGGCATTTTTCATTCAGTAGCTGCATTTTGAGTTTCTTTCGCATTCACTCATGTTTTCAAACCACTGATTCGGAAAACATGAGTCATCAAGCGGAAACACATCGAGAATATCAGGGGCTCCAAATCGTGTGCCCCAACGATTCTCTTGCCAATAACGTTCAAGCAACGCTTGACGCTCTTCTTCTGACATCGGCTTATAGATTGCTACAAACCGATTTCCATCTGTATCTGCCAGATGAATCATAGAAACGAAATTGATATCATTTTTCATTGTTAAAAGTCCTCTTTTATGTGATTTTCTGACGTGTTTGATTTCACTGTTCACCAGTCTGAATACCGGTGATGATCTCGCCTTCTGCCTTCAATTTGGCAAGAACAGCGTCCAGACCACCCAGGGTATTCACTTCCTCTTCCGTGTAGAGGACGTAACGGCCACCAAAATTGGGGTCCTTATCCTCTTCACAGGCAACAAAGATTGCGTATTCTTTCATTGTGTTCTCCTTTTTTGTTTTCATTTTACATATTCTGCGAATTATTTGCATAATTATACAAAACAAGGCATAAAGAAAACGCCTTGCGATAAATTCACAAGACGTTGTTGCCAGGGTTATATGGTTTATTAGTTGGATTCTGACGGGGAAACAATCAATTCACCATTGACAATTTTTTTAACAAGCTGAGACACGTTTATACATCCATAAAGAGGAAGAATTTCAGTTTCCAGCTTTTCACCCTCTGTCGGAGTAAGAACACAAGCCTTTTGCCACTTATAAGATTTATTTCGCGCTTTCATAGCGGCAACAAGCTCTTCTTTGCTCATGTTGTCGTACTTGCTTGCCATAGTCGCACCACCTTTTGATGCAATTATAGCAAACTTTTCACTCTTACGCAAGTTCTGACCACTTGAAACAGTTGCTGACATGATTCACCTTGCCTTTCTACCAGAAGGTACAGGAAAAACAGGCTCAAGAGGACGCATATCACCACGGATTTTTCCAGCACCGCTGCCGTCCATGTATTCTGCGATCTTACCATAGACCTTCTGAGGCCGTCTGTTCATCTCGATTGTTTTCCCATAGATCAAACTAGAGGCATTGTTGTACTCTGCCGTAAAGGAATCATTGCGAGTGCGGAAAGCCTTAGTGTGTTTTGCTGCCTTCTTGCTCTTGCGATTTGCATTAGCAGACCCAGTTCCAGCAAAACGTGCTGCATAGCGTCCAGCTTTCTTGCGCTCTGATTTCACTGCCATATCAAAATGCACAGTCTCAGGATTTACGCCAATAGGTTCACTTCTGATGAAGTCAACGACAGTCTGATTGTAAGTCTTCTCCCACGGAACCAAACCTTTACCGGAACGCCAAACCATGCCGATCTGATTCACTCTGACGACTGCGATAAAGCGCAATCCCTCTGCGGTCTGACCATAGTATGCACCAGACGGCACAAAATGACCGTCAAACTTAATCTGACGGTCTGCGTAGTTCTTGCACAGAAACTTTTGCATAGTATTCCCTTCTTTCGATTGATAGTTACGGCATTTCTGCCGTGTTGGTAGTGGTTACGTCTTCCCTAGTACCACTAATCGCCTAGCATTTATGTAGAGCTCTTGCGTGTTCACGATGGTTGCATGGTTTAATTACAGGGTTTCTTCTGCGCTGAAGTCGTTGGTGAAGTCCTTGCTCTGAAGGTCTGCCAGTTTAGTCTGAGCAGATTCCAGGCTCTTCTTAACGTCTGCCAAATCCTTTTCCATGCCCTGAACAGCCTTCATCTTCTTTTCCAGGGTTTTTGCGTTGGTGTCCTTCTTGCTCTTGAGAGAATCAAGTTCCTTCTTTGCAGAGGACAGTACTTCTTCTGCATTCTCGACACTCTTAGTAAGGCGCACAACCTTAGAGGACAGCTTGCGGACACTTGCACGGCGGTCACGCTCTGCCATAGAGAGCATAGCAACACCGCTTGCGTTGGCGCTAAACCATGCTTCGACCCACTTGACAAACTTAGTCTGAGATTCTGCTTCCGTGTCGTAGCCGTGGCCTGCTGTGGTAGCGGTGAATGCACGCACCTTGCCCACGCTCTGCTCAATGAACTGCTCAACAGTGAAGGTTGCAAAGACATCATTGACTTTGAAGGTATCGCCCATGATAGCGGTGGTAAGGTTTGCCAGATCGTTGAAGTAGAAGGTCTTAATCTTCTGAACAGAGTCCGCGTCTGCGGCATAGCGTGCCAGCAAATCAGCATCCAGATAGACAGCACGGACGGCCTTGCAATAGGTCTCGTACTGCTCTGCTGTGATACCCTTCAGGCAGTCTCTGCCCAGGGCCTTCTCAGAGGTGTTGACTTCCTTGCCGCCCTTCTTGAAAAGGGCAACGGCTGCACCGGTGGTGCGGTTCTTCTCTGCGGCTGCGGTAGCGTTGAAGTTGATAGCGGACAGAATGGTAGTAGTAGACATAGTATTTTTCTCCTTTATGTGTTATAATGTGTGTATGGACTTCTTGCTATTATGAGCAAGCCAAGTGCTACAGACAAAATTCCAGGTTCTGCCTGTAGCCTATGGTTCGCCCACGATGGGCAAATATGTATACTGTAAAGCATGGTTTACCCTCTGTCTGCCAAAAACAGCCCTTCAACCATGCTTGCTATTATTCAATTGTCACGGAAAACTGTCTATTTTTGCTATTATCTGCGACAAGTCCAAACTTTTGAAGTCCAAACAAAAAGCGCCAAACTTTTGAGGTCCAGCGCCGTCTAATTGCATATCTTTGCAAAAATATTCTGTTTTCTCAATCATACAAGATTGCATTGTACCGCCTAAAAGTAACAAACTGATAGCTTGCGTTTGAAACGTTGCCAAAACTTGCGTTTTGGATTCTTTCAAAACGGTTATATTGTTTTTATCCTTCCAGCGCATTTTGTCAATCTGGAATCGGTTCCGGCCTGTTTTGCAAGGTGAACCATTTGAACAAGTACGGATTCCGACCGCCTTGCCCGCCGTGCCATTTGTTTAGCCGTTCGATTGATTGAAGGGCTATTTTGTGTGCACGTCTAAAACCGTTCTATCCTCTCTCCCGCCTGTTAGGCGTGGTATTTTGCATGAGCGCCGTTCCGTACTATTTGCTTTTGCATCTCCTTCCGTTCGGGGAACGACCGCTTGCTTTTAAACGATTTATCGGGGAACTTTTCCGCACCTTCCGACCGTGCGTCCCTTCAAGCCTTCCGGCCTTCCGGTGGCTATACTTTACCACGTTCTACCATGGTTGAACATATACTTTTGTTGCAAACGCATGGACAAAACACGCAAGAATTCCAGGATTTTATAAAATAGCGATATATCGTTAAAAATTATATTTTAGCAAGGCTGTGATCGAATAGTTAAAGAATTTTAAGAAACACGCGGAAACGTGTTCACGCGCGTGCGTGCGCCTAGGCAGGCAAAACTCTAATAGGTACAACAGTACCCGGCAATACTATATATTGTGGTTTGAACGAATGGTTGAATACTAGATATTGTGGATAGTGCGATATTGAACAATATAGATAGATACTAGATATTGTGGTTTTTTGTGAATTGAATACAAGATATAGAGAATAGCATAATTGATGTAAAGTAAAAATACTTTACAAAATGTTGCGTGTGCAACATTTGATATCATTTTGATATCGAACACAATGAAAATGCAACTAATTTGCAAATTCAATTCCCGGCAAAAATCAACACTATAAACATACTGGAAAAATAGGAATAATTCCCGGCCTGGAAAGTGACAAAACAGGCACTTTATTCAATTAAAGCAAATACCGCTTTTTGCACAAAAGCGGCTTTTCCCCATGGGGGATACTTTTCATTTTTGAGACGTTCCAGGCAGCAGGCCGAGACCCCAGTACATCTTTCTTGTTCATAATCACCAATTATGAATTTCAATTTCTCTTACTCTCTATACATTCTGCACAACAATTTCCACAAAAATACCAATCCTTTCTAATAACCACAACCTCTCTCCTATCAACTCAATTTATCCATTTTACCTGTTCCTATCCGGGTACATTTTTCTCTGACTAAAATATCCAAAAAATATATCCCTATACCCTCTCCTACATACACCTACAAATCACTCATCTTTCCATCACTTTTCCATCAAAAATACCTAAAAATGGCTTAAAATCGCTATTTTTCAATCGGTAGCTCATTCGGTAACTGGCTAAATTTTAACGTATTTTCGTTATATTTTTGCTAGTTTTTCTTTTTATTTGTACCTTTTTACCCCTTATTTTGTTCCTTTTTAACTCAATAAAAGCCGAAAAAGCTAGGATTCATGCGGGTTTTCCCGATGTGCACCTTAAATGTACCGAAAATGACCATCCTTCGGAGAATAAAGTACCTATTTATGCTCATCTATACTCCCCTATCGCCATAAATAGACTGATCTGGCATCTGAGCAGCACTCTTAGAGACTCCAGACACATTTAATAAGCATAATTGTAGCCTCTGGCAGCTTACACAGAACACACAGAGTATCTAAATGTCCTTTATAGAGAACAATACTCTCCAAAACATACCTTATTATAATAGGCACTAGAAATATTCGCATCCTGTATTATGTAGCTATTGAACTTTTGGCAATCTCATGGTATAATGAGTGTAGATAGCTATACAATACAGGATACTGTAAAGAAGATAGCAAGAGGATGTTTATAGTAGTCCTCCCGGACAGGCACTGTTACGACGGTGGAGAGGGATCTCGCGTCTGCGGACGCTCGTAGGTTTACTCAAATTGAATCTATGCCGCTTACGCGCCATAGCTTCAAGTCGAGTAAACCATTATTAGATATTTTGTGATAGTTGTACTTGTACTGACGACTATGTATCTTCATACATATATATAATACAGACTCGTCAGTACAACTAAATTAGAACTGGAGGCAATATGGAGCAAAATAATTATAATGTTACGCAGGATATGGTAAACAAATTAAGTGATGGACAAAAGTTCTCAAACTTCTTGGAGCTATCTACTTATCTCAACATCCTTAATAAAAACGGAAAACCGTTGGGTGGGAATAGTAAAAAACATTTCCTTGAAGATTTGAATCGTTTTGTTGAATTTAAAAAGGAAGGAAAGCGCTTTATTATTATAAAGATTCGTCCAGACAATGAGGTGCTTCCTCCTCTGCCGACAAGAAATAAAGGGAAATTCTCTTTGCGTTTGCAGAACCAGATTGCTTACCACTTACTTAAAGAATGTGACGGCAGTAGTTGGATGGAGTTCTTTTGGACACCAGCTGCAATATTACGAGCATGTGGAATGACTAACAAAAATTTTTATCAATATCCAGAAGATTTACATGGCGATGATACCTTCTGGGCTGAAATAGTTGGTACACCATTAGAAAGTATTGCTCGTAATCAAATGGATGAGTTTAGAAAGAATTTAGCAGCAGATGCTGAGACATTTCAACAATGTACTAAATCTACAATGGTTGGGTACATTGAGTCTGCGCTTAGATCTATGGCGAAAAACAAGGAACTATTTTTTGAAGACTGTCCCGCTGTGTTTATAAACCATAATCCAGAAGAGTACCATATTCCTTCTGAAGACCAAAATGCCATTTATATGAAGATGTATACGAATGTACTTCATGAGTTCTATACGTCATCTGGTCGAGTGTGCCAGAGTGAACAAGACGTATTTCTGACTGGACGGCTTCATGAGTTCTATGAAGAATTAGATAATAGGTTCAAGGAAATTTTTACATATGACCTAGCACGACCGATGTACCATATTACGATTGAGCCAAACTCGTTGAAGCGATCTGCTGCACGGACAGAATATAAATTGCAACAGCAATGCTTTCACGAGATGAATGATGCGATGTGTGAGAATATCCCAACACTTTCTGCCGTCAGAAGAGGTAGAGCGGTATTGGAGGAAAATCCAGAATATTACAATGATACTTCTCAACCACCATTTCGTTTTGTGCACAGGCAGTTGAGTGATGAGGTTCTTCAGCTCTTTATAGATGGAATGATTCGTGTTCCTGCAAATTCTGGAATCCCTCGTGCTGGATTTAAATGGTATGGTTCTTATAAAAGATAAGGAAGAAGGTTGAGTACAATGAATTTTGATAACCCCTATTGGATTGATTTAAAGGTAACTTATGAGAGTTACCAAGCAGCTGGCCGCTTGCCGGAGTTCCACAAGAAGCATGTTTGCACGAAATGCCGCTATGAGATTCCATGTTTCACAACTTGTGACGAGGTGCGATGCAAGTGTCGAGAGTTCAAGCCAAAGACTGTGCAGAAGGCTGATAAGTATTTACATATCAATGATTTCATGAATGACGTGGCTGCGTTTGAGGCCAGCCGTGTGAATGAGAATTAAATAAGAGTCTGTGTGGCTCTTGTTTGAAATACAAGTTACATATTAAAAGGGAGAGAATAATGAAAATTCAGATTGGAAAGTATGTAATTAAGACATTGGATAACAGAAATCTCGTTATCATTGAGCAGCGACTTGCTGGCAAGAATCCAAAGACTGGTGAGATTGGCACCGGCGTAAAAGAGGTTACGGTTGGCTATTACCCGAACCTCGAATGGGCTTTACATAAGATTAAGGATTTGAATATTTCTGAAAGCGATGCAGATACCGTGGATGTATTGCTGGCAGAGCTTGAACATATTGGTGAGACGATCTGCCTGGTAGCTGAGGAGGTCAAGTGATGGAGAAATATATTAACGCAACACGATTGATTGGCGTCCTCGATAGTGCTATCGCTCGTACTATGGCTAGAGGTAATGCAAAGTCTATTGATGATATGTGGTGCGATATGGCAATGCAATACACAAAGCGCATTCTTGAAGAAGAGATATCTGCTGGCGGTGAGTTCCGTCGAGTAGTTCATGCTCATTGGATTGAGCATTTTGAAGATTTTGGAGAAAGTTTCTTTGTTGAATGCTCGGCTTGTCATTCTAGCAAAAATATTGATAAATCAAAGTTTTGTCCTGACTGTGGAGCTGTCATGGACGAGGAGGTTAAGTGATGCGTACTTACGAGGATGTTGATGCGGAAATCAAGCAACTTGTGCGTGATATGAATAGTTCCAGTCTGACACGCAGCGAGTACGAGGCTGCCGACGATATGCTGGATGAGCTCTATCAGGAGCGCGAACGACTTTGGCTCAATGCTATGGAAGATGGCGAGAGTTGCTATCTGTAAAAGCCTACTTTTATATTTTCTCTTTAGCTATAAAATACAGGATACGTTTAAGAAGAACATGGAGGTGACTGCCGAATGGCAAAGCAGCAAACTTGCCAGAAGTTTGTTTTTAAGATCCATACGAAGCGTCTGGTTGAAGCAAAGTGGGATTTGACTCTACCATTAGATGAGGCTAGACGAAACCACGAGATCATCTCGCTGGCTGATAGCACTGTTTTACGATGGATTGATGAGTTGAATGGTGTTACGGATGCAGAGGCTAAAGCACGGAGCATTAAGCGTAGAATCAAGATGCTGCGGAATGAGCCGTCTTGCTTAGAGAACCGCCGGGAGATTCGGAGGCTGTATACTGAACTGGACGCAGTTCAATTCAAGCCGGATTATATGTGTCTGGTGGTTGATAAGAAGAATGATTACCGCCGTGCATGTTCTCCAAAGGGGTTTAAAATCAATGGAATCACGTATCGCCGTCTGGTTGGGACTACCGGTGGTGTTAAGAATAGCACGATTGTGTTTGTGAGCGACCGTCTTGTTGATGAGATCCGTAAGCGAATCGACAATGGCCGTAATAAAGGAATGGAGTTTGTACCTGCAAAATTAGAGGCTTATAGAGCACTTGCCTGCTCTGCTTCTATTCCGGTTACTGACCCTGATGGTGTGCTTGTCGTTGATGATTGTTATACGCATTTTAAAGATCATGTTGTTGTTCTGGATGACGGAGTATCTGGAGAACCTACGATAGTTGAAGATAAGGAACACGATTGTGAGCTGTGTGCGAATGATGGGTTTGGACTTATTAGTTATGATCTTGCACAACAGTGGAGTGAGGATTTGAAGTTGCCGTCTACTGCGTCTGGTTTCTGTGTGCGGAATGCGTTCTGTAAGGGCATGTTATTTCCCTTCCCTTTCCGTGAGTTCGCTAAAAAGGTAGCGAAGCAGAATATGCTAAAAGACGCATGGGGAGATTATCGTGATATAAATAGGATTCAAGTAGTTCTTAGCACCTCTATGTTGAAACTGTGGGATAGTTATCATAGTTGTGAGGACTATCTTGAGAACTGTAGAGAGAATCACTATCACTTCTCTGTAACCAAGACTTGTGAGTTGGAGCTTGATGAGGAGCGTAATCTGAATTATCAGTTTATCCAAAGCTATCGGCTTACGAATGATGAGATTCGTGAGCTTGTAAAGCCGACTTTGGACGAAATCAAGGGCGTCATGGGCGGTGATTGGCGTGATGCGTTGCTGTATTTGCGTGGTAGTGGAATGCGTGATGACCCGAATTACATAAATAGTCTGGAAAACGACTATATTAAGGCTCTTATGATTGAGCCGGAAATGATTAACGACCCTTATGTGCAGAATCGGATTCGGTACTTTATTAAAAAGCGAATCGCTCAGGCAAAAACGGGTGTTGTAAAGGTACGAGGGAATTTTCAGGTGGCAAGTGGAGACCCATATGCGCTTTGTCAGGCCATGTTTCGGATGGAGGTAACCGGACTTTTAAAGGCTGGTGAAGTTTATAGCCGATTCTGGAACGACAGGGATGTTAAAAGGGTTGCTTGTTTTAGAGCTCCTATGAGTCAGATGGCAAATATTCGGTGCATGAACTTGAGCGCATCTGAGGATTGCCAATACTGGTATCGCTATATGAAGTCCGTGTTTATCACCAATGCGTGGGATAATATGTGTGCAGCACTTAACGGTGAAGATTTCGATGCCGACCTTACATTTTCTACCGACAATAGAGTTCTCATTGATAAATGGGTAAATGAGCCGGTCGTTCTTTGTGTCCAGCGCAAATGCGAGAAAAAAGTTCCGACCGAAAAGGATTTTATTGAATCTAATATCAGCGGATTTGGAGATAATATTGGGCGTACAACAAACCGAATTACAACTATGTTTGATGTGCGAAGTAAATTTGAGCAAGGTAGTAAAGAGTACGATGAACTTACGTATCGCATTATCTGCGGACAGCTTTATCAACAGAACGCGATCGACAAAATAAAAGGCGTGGCTACGACAGATATGCCGCAATACTGGTATGACAATAAAGCTTGCGCCGTTAAAGACGATGATAATCCTGATACTATCGATGATAAGAAGTTCTGGAGTAGTATTTGCGCATGGCGTAAGCCATACTTTATGAGCTACATCTACCCTGCTCAAATGCGTGATTACAAGCAGTACGTGGCTGCAGCACGCAAGCGTATCAAGTGGGATGGATTTGCTGGTCTGGATGAGATTATGCAAAAGACCGTTAAGGATGATGTGGATGAGATGGTTATTCAGTATTACCTCTATCGGATGCCGGTGGGAATTAATTCTTGTACCATGAACCGTTTGTGTTGGGCTATCGAGGACGAGCTGGAAGATTTTGAAGAAGAACTCAAGATAAGGCGCAAGTTTGATTACGATTCGCTCAAGTCTGGCGTTGAGTACACCAATTCTCAATACTATGGTATCCGCTCTATTTTTAAGGATTACTTGAGGTTTGCTCGTGGTAACGCAATCCATTCTGGCAACGGAAACAATAATAAAGAAACCGGCGCAGACCGCAAGGAGCGCATTGCGCTGTATCAGGAAAGTATGTTCCGCAATCTTCATGACAAGTGTTCTAATGACGATGTACTTTGCGACATCATGCTTGATCTTTGTAAGAAGAATGCATCCAGTATTGCAATAGTCTGGGAACTATTTCACGATACTTTGATTAAACGCTTATTAGAACGCCATGACGGTATGATTCATTCTCTTGTGCAGGATGAGAATGGCGATATTGAGTATGATGGCAAGCGTTTCAAGGATGTGTTAATTAACATGAATAGCAAGGAGGATGCGGATGATTGTATTGAATGAAGTTCTTTATGCTGAAGAGTGGCTAGAGAAGGATGTGCCTTGGAAGAAAGCGGGGCATGTTTTGCATTATATTGCGAAGTATTATTTCTATAAGGGATATTCAAAGGATGACGTAAGAGAAAAGCTTAACGAGTATATGCTGCGTCATTTTGAAGGGTATAATAAGGTTCTGGATAGAGAACTGATTGATAAAGCAATTGCTTCTGCCAAGGGTCGTCCTATGGTGGAACTTGATGGTGTGTGCATTACGAAGGCTGAGGTAGAGAAGATTCAAGCACTTGAAGGCAAGCAGATGCAACGCCTGATGTTTACGATGCTGTGTCTGGCAAAATACCATATTGCTGTTAATGAAAAATGCAACTACTGGATTACGGAAGATACGGCTGATATTTTCAGGATGGCAAACGTATCTGTAAATGAGAAAAAACAGAACGAGATGATCTGTGAGTTACATAATCTTGGCTTTATTGGGTTTGCCAGCTTGAAAAAGATTGACAACTTGAATATCCATATTTTGATTGCGGAGCCGGATTCTCCTCATGAGATTTTCGTGGACGATTTTGAGAATGCTGGTATTCTGTGGAACCAGTATTGTGGGAAAGAATACATCAAGTGTGATTGTTGCGGAAAAATGGTTGCTCGCACTGGACGCAGACAAAAATACTGTCGTAAGTGCGCCAAAAACGTAAATATCGAGAAAACTGCACAAAATAGAAAAATGTTTGATTTATGAAATGTGAAAAAGTGTGATATTTCAACGTAGGTACGTTACAATTTTACATATATAGAGCAAAATATAGTGCGGAAAGTTATGGTAGGGAGAGAGCGAGGACGCTTGTTTTCTTCCTACCTATTTTATTTTGAAAGGGTGTTTTACCTAAATGATTGAGATTACCAAAGCAGAGGCAAAGGAATTTCGTAAGGTTTATCCGAAGGTTTTCATTGCAAAAACTCGACACAAGCGATTTATTGAGGAATCTGTTCGTTATCTGGAGCTGATTCCGTTTAATATTGAAGCTCGTGAAATTGTTGAACGTGCCAAGCGCGGCATTCGAGACTAATTTATGAAAGAACGAGGTACAGACTTTGGATTTTGAAATTCAGCTGCCCGAGGAGATTACAAACCTGATGAATGGTGGTGGTCTCCCCTCTCCTGAGATGATGAACTTCTACGTTGACGAGAAGGATCGCATCTTTTTTATTGATTTTGAGATTGACCAGTCTCTGATTGAAATTGAGCGAAAGATTCTTCAATACAACCGTATCGACAAGAATATTCCTATTGAGCAGCGCAAGCCTATTAAGCTGTTTATTTACAGCTATGGTGGCGAGCTGGATGCGATGTTTAGCTTTATTGATATTGTTACGCTGAGTAAGACTCCTGTTTGGACGATCAACGCAGGTATTGCAATGAGCGCTGCTCTTGTGATGCTGCTGTCTGGTCAGAAGCGCTTTGCTCTGCCTCATTCTACTGCATTGATTCATAGTGGCTCTGGCGGTACGCAGGGTACTTTTGAGCAGTCTAAGATGGCTATGGACTACTACGAGAAGCAGGTCGTGAAGATGCGTGAGTATATTATGGCTCACTCTACTATTGATAAGAAAACAATGACCAAGAATAAGGCTAAGGATTGGTATCTGGATTCCGATGAGCAGGTCAATTTTGGTATCGTAGACAAGATTTGCGATGATGTGGATGAATTCAATTAAGGGAGAGTTGTAATATATGGCTTCTGATAAGACTGAAATGCGCAAGAAGAAGGATGTCCCGCAGAGCTTGGATGAATATCCTACTTTTTATGGAATGACGCTCGATCCAGAACAGAAAATCTTTAGGGACGCAATCTGGAATCCTGATATTGATGTTGTGTTTTGTAATGCCCGCGCCGGTACTGGTAAAACTACGATTGCTGTCGGTGTGGCGAATTTGTTGGTTCAGTATGGACTATACAATGGTATTGCATACATTGTTTCTCCTACGCAGGAAGAGAAGCAAGGCTATCTTCCCGGTACGCAGGAACAGAAAAGCGCTCCGTATATGGAACCACTTTATCAGGCACTTGAGACTATTGGCGTTAATCCAAATGTTGCGATGATTGTTGATGACAATCCTGAAAGTCAGAAATATGGTGCGTATATTCAGTGTGCAACTCACACATATATGCGCGGCATCACCTTTGATAAAAAGGTAATTTTGCTCGATGAAACGCAGAATTTCTATCTTAGTGATCTTTTAAAAGTCATTACTAGGCTGAAGGATTCGTGCAAGCTTGTCGTAATCGGACATACTGGTCAGTGCGATTTGTATAAGAATCCACAGAACAGTGGTTTCCTCCCATATCTTGAACACTTTAGGGGACATGACCGAACTGCAATTTGTGAGTTGCATACCAACCATCGTGGCTGGATTAGTACGTGGGCTGATATGATTCAGTTTAATCGTTAAATATTTCAATTTTGAAATAAAATATAAGGGAGAATAGAATTATGGTTGCTAAGAAGAGTGTTGTTTTTAAGAACGCTATTATTGATACTGCCGAGGGCACTATCACCGAGATTACCAAGGATGGCGAGAATGTCTTCAATCTGAATGAAGCTCTGGCAAAGTGGGATGGTATTGAGGGTGTCACCATCAATATTTCCACTTCTGATGAGCTGCTGGGCGACCCGGCTTGATGCCAATGGGTTGCTATAATAAACGGCCAGAAGAAACGAGCGATGACTTCTTTGTAAGAATCGGGAATGCTGTTCTGGCTAGAGAGTTGACTTGGGATGGCGCATCCAAGATGCTCAATGATGAGTTGGGTAAGAATTTTGGTGAGTGCGCATATCGCAAGCGTTTTAAGGCATTCCGTGCGGGTATGCAGTATCAGGAGTCCTTATCTAATAGAGATGTGGGAACCTGCATTCTGTCTATTTCCGACCTACATATTCCATTCCAGAAGCCCATTGAGACTTTTAGTGAGTATGCTGGAAAGATTGATATCCTTCAGATAAACGGGGATCTGGTAGATGCGCAGGCCATTTCTCGTTTCAATAAGGTGTATCGTAAGAGTCCAATGGAGGAAATTCTGATTGCACGTCAGTATATGATTGACCTGATTGAGATACTTCAGCCTAAGAAGGTTGTTGTAAATTATGGTAATCATGACTTACGTTTCCAGAATTATCTTGCTAAGAATCTGGACACCGACTTGCTTGAACTGATGCCAAAGACATCTTTGGAGCTTATTTTTGTTGATGGCTTTAACCATTACAACAAGGAGCTTCATACAAAGGTTCATTACGACCCTCTGACTGATGTTTTTAAGGATAGTGGTATCGAGATTGTTTATAACGATACTTGGTTTAGTTTCGTTGGTGAAACAATTTTTGTGCATCCACTTGCTTATTCTAGCGGTATGTTGAAAACAGCAGAAAAGGCATATCGGTATTTCAAGGATAATGATTATTTCTTTGATACTATCGTGATGGCACACACTCATAAAACAGGTCATTATGATATCGGTAATTCTGTAATTTATGAGCAGGGCTGTTGTTGTGAGACATCAAAAATGGATTACGCAGATGGAAAATTAACGCCATCTCAGCGAGAAGGATTTATTCTGGTTTATCAGGATAAATTCGGAAGGCTGAATGAAGATAAGACGCACATTGTACGTCTAAATTAAAAAGCGGTGAGCCCCTACCACTAAACGGGGACTTAAAAAAGAAGTACGACCGCAAGGTCTGCTTGGGACATCATTTGTTGTCTCCTTTTCTATGTGCTGGGGCGATTGCTCCAGCTTATTGTGCCGCCTTAATTTAATGGTAGAATGGGAAATTTGTAATTTTCACATACGGGTTCGATTCCTGTAGGTGGCATGGCAAAAGCGGTCATTGGTTGCAACCGTTTATAAGCTGTAAAGTCAGACGCAGAGTAGCTTTGAGGAGCAAAATGCCAAGCCAATCGTGTTTCGCTACGTTAATGCGAAGCTTTAAAAGTCTAAAACAAGCGTTTTATCAACACGAGAACAATTCAACTAGCTCGGATGGCTTGATGGATGCTTGTTTTATTATGGGTCAGTATATCCAGTGGCGAAGATAGCGGACTGTAACTCCGTGACATTAGAAACATCGTTGGTTCGACTCCAACCTGGCTCACCAAAGATTGTACGGCTATTCCCTACACCTTTATATAAAGGTAGCTGTGCAGGAAAGTAGGGTTATTGTGCGGCCTTACTCAAGTGGTTGAAGAGAACGGTCTTGAAAACCGTTAGGTCGGTAAACCCGATGCCAGAGTTCGAATCTCTGAGACCGCGCCAGTCCTTTTCCCGGAGGGCCTATATTGTACCGGTTCCCTACCACCGGCTAAAAGGTAGGATTTATTGTGTATTCGTAGCCAAGTTGGTAAGGCACTCGACTTTTAATCGAGGTATCGCAGAGTTCAAATCTCGCCGGATACACCAACTATGCGCCTATCGTTTTAATGCCTAAGACGGTGAGCTCTAAACTCACTTATCTCTGTTGGATTCGGAGTGGGCGTGCCAAAAATGGTTTCCAATTCGCGGTTGGAGACAAGTCCGAAGTCAATCTATGATGAACCTGTAATGCGCATACGATTAAAAAATAGATGACACTTAGGCATCATATAACGCGGGATGCAGCAGTCTGGTAGCTAGTCGTCCTCATAAGTCGAAAGTCGTTGGTTCAAATCCAACTCCCGCACCCAACATATCCCCTTTCGCAAGCCTATCGCCAGTTTTCTACTCCCTCTGGCGGTAGGTTCTTTTATGAACAGTCCTGCCTGTGTATTTCAGGTGGCACGGCTGGCGTAAAGCTGGCCGTTAATACAAATTTGGCCGATTCGTCGGCAGGGCGCAAGCTCACACAGATGATAAAGACCTCGGCTCACTACGGTGTAAAATGCTGAGGTCGAATTTTGAACAGAACCTATCAAGCCTCTCAACGATGCGTATCATGATAGGTCTTTTATAGAAGGAAACACCCTCGGCCTCTGTTTTACAAGCACATTAGAGGGTGTATTTGTTGCCGTAGGATGTGCGCACGTTCTACGGCTTTTATTTTTGAACGGAAAGAGGTGACTAAATGCCGCGTAAGAAAAAAGTCATAGACCAAGATATTATTCTTGAGGGGACAGAAAACAAGAAGACTTTTAAATGTCTACGTTGTGGAAAAGAATATGACGTGGCAGTTGGTCACTTTTACAAAATTACATATTCAAGTTTATGGAAAGCAAATGATTGTTACGCGCCTGTTTGTAAGGATTGTGTGAACGAGATGTTTGATGAATATTCTCGTAAATTTGGAAGTGATCGTACTGCCTGTATGATCATGTCTCATGTTTTAGACGTACCATTTTACAATTCACTTTTTGATTCAATTAGTCAAAACAATGGCCGTGTAACGATGGGTTTGCTACTTCGGATTATCGGAAACGCTCGTAACTATCAATTTCAAACTTTTTCTAACACTCTTGTGAACGGTGAACTCAATAAAAACGCTCTCGATTTACAGGAAGAGAAGGAACAGAAGTGGTCGAAAGCAGAGATTCAAGCAAAGGATGACTGTATTTCTGTTATTGGATACGACCCATTTGATGGTTACAACGAGGGTGACCGTCGCTATTTGTTTAGTGAACTCATCAAGTATTTTGAGGATGGTATTGAGGACGACCCATTCAAGCTATCCCAGATTGTTCAGGTCGTGAACAATAATAATCAGATTCGACAAATCGACTTGCAGATTGCCCGCTTAAACCCGATGAATTCGGCTGAGGCAATCAAAAGTCTGAATGATATTAAGGTTAAGCTAGTTTCTAATAATGACAAGATTGCCAAGGAAAATGAGATTTCTGTCAAGAATCGTTCCAACAAGGACGCAGGACGTAATACGCTTACATTCTTAATGAAGGATATGCGTGAAAAAGATATTGCTGGCGCAGAAGCAAACTTCTACGACCAGTTACGGTCTCCTGGCACTCAATGGGCGGCAGATATGAGCTCTAAGGCAATCAAGGAAAACGCTTTCTTTGACGAAAATGACCAGCAGGAAATTTTCGATATACAAAGAGAACTGATTGATAAGTTTCAGAAAGAAAGTGATGACGCGAAAGAAAAATACAGGCTGTCTTTGATTGAGAATCAGCGACTCAAGGAGCTGTTGGAAGATGCCGGTGTTGACGCAAGTGTAAAAGATACGGATGGTGATGCCGTATGAGGATGAAACAAAGAGCGCCTATTATTACAGCCGCAAAACGTAAGATTTATGAGTGTGATGCGGCAACAATTGCATTCTATCGGCGCAATCCTGTTATTGCGGCCAGAGATTTATTGGGTATCCAATTATTTGACGCTCAGGCATATATGCTGGAACAAAGCTGGAATGCAAGTCATGTTCTTTAGGCGTGTAGTCGAAACTTTGGCAAGTCTTTTGTAGGTTCTGTTTTCATTATCCTAAAGGCAATATTATATGAGAACCAGTCTATTTACATTGTAAGTAATGTAGGTGATCAGGCAAAAGAGACATTTAATAAGATCGAGGAAATTGTTACTCGTGTTGGTAAGACGGCTGCGTCTATCCGTAGTCTGCAAGATATTGCAGAGAAAGAAACGAAAAAGTCTGCAACCAACAAAAGTGGTTTTAGTCATAATCCCGCCGGGTATGTTGTTGAGTTTTATAACGGTAGTTCTATTAACACTTTGAACTCCAACCCAGATGGTGTGCGTGGCAAGCGAGCTAGTCTTATTTTCTTTGATGAGGCGGCATTCTGCTCCGACGAACTGATTGTTGTCTGTGAAGCTTTTGCAACACAGAATACGGATTTCGTCACTGACACTGACAGTGACTATAATCCTGAAATGCAGCCTCGTCAGGTTCCTACTCAGCTAGTTTATGCTTCAAGTCAGGACACGATGAACAAGCTTTTTTATAAATACTACAAACAATTTGCAAAGCGCATGATTGCAGGAGATCGAGATTATTTTGTTTGTGATATGATTTGTGACGTTGCAATCAAAGTTTATATGAAGGGTAAGCCATACAAAGCACTATTGACACAAGACAAGGTAGATGCAGCTCTAAAGTCAAATAAAATGAAGGCGTTGCGTGAATATTATAATCGACCAAGCCGTGATGGTGGCGTAAACCAGATTATTAAATGGGGTACGGTTCGTCGCAATGAGAGGAAGTATATCCCACAGCTTTATTGGGATAAGAACTATCAGTATATTCTTGCGTTTGATCCTGCCCGCACAATGGATAACTCTATTGTTGGCGTCATGCGCATTTATAACGATCCAGAAAACGGCATGTGTGGCGACATTATAAATTGCGTGAACATGGTTGATCTTGCGAATGAGAAAAAATTCAAGCTCGATTCTAATCGTCAGCTTGAGCAGTTGCATGAGTTGATTCTACATTACAATGGTCAAAATCCTGATTACGAGTACATTGATAGATTGATGATTGACCAAGGTGCTGGCGGCGGTGGCACTTCCACATATGCTGACGGTTTACTTAACAATTGGACTGATAAAACAGGCACAGAACATCGTGGTTTTATCGACGCAAATCATGAATTATATGAAGGATATGATACCCGTTACCCAGATGCTGTTGATAAGCTACGTCTAATTAGTCCTCGTAAATTCCGTACTGCAATGGTTGAGGAGTTTATTGAGCTGATGAATCTTGGTGTCATTCATTTCCCTCTTGAATACAACGGCGGAGATTATGTTCAGGTAGTAGACGGTGTGGACAAATCAACTGGTCAAGAAATTTTGAAGACGCATGAACTTTCCTTAGAGGAACAGACTGCGTGGGTTAACATCGACTTGATGAAGAACGAGATTACAAGTATTCAGAAAACGACAAACTCTGAAAATACGACCGTAACATATGCTTTGGCACCCGACGTTGCCAACAAAATCCACGATGATAGGTTCTATGTTGCAATTTTACTTGCTCATCGTCTATACGAATTACGTCGTAAGGATAAAGTGCGTCAGTCTGCGGTGGAGACAATGACTGCTCCGCCGATTTGTATTTCTAACATTGACTTCTAAGCAGAGGAGGTGAAAATGTGGCAAGAAAGAAAAAGGAAGATTTTGATGTCGTGACTGCTTCACAGACAGATGACGGTACTGTAGTTATTACCTCTTTGAATGAACTATCAGAAGAGAGGATGAATAACGTCATCCGAAATGCAGTTGCGTCTTATGACCCTGAAAATAAGCAGTATAGTACATATCTGAAAATTTCAGCCTCCTCTGAGACACTGACCGTTGACCGAATTGATGAGCTTGCACAAGGGCTACAGTCAAGTCTGACGAATGTGCAGACGGTCAATGGAATCATCCGTAATTACATCAACAAGGATGACCTGATTGGCATTACTTATGATGCGATTGAGGCGAATGTTAATACGGAGTTCAAATGCAGTTTCGCACAGTTCCCTGAACAGCGTAATAAGACAAAACAGGTAAATTACGCCCGTGAAGTGATTGATGATTTCAACGCACAAATCAACGTGCGAAGTTTGTTGCGTGCTGCCATTCCGATGACTTACGCAGAGGGCACTTACATTACATATTTGCGTCAGAAGGATGAAAATTACATTGTAGACTACTACCCTCTTGGTATTGCTGAGATAAGTGATTACTTATCAAATGGACAGCCTGTTGTGCTTATTAACATGTCTAAACTGAAGTCTGCTTTGAGCAAATCTATGCTGAAGGATAAGAAGAATAAAGCACTGTTCTTTGAAAATCAGGAGACTGAGATTCAGAACAACTATCCAGATGAGGTGTATCAGGCATTTAAGAATGGTGATACATACGCAAAATTGGATGTTGACCATTGTGGCGTGATTCGTATTGGCAATATGGGACAAAAATATGGTGTCTCTCCCCTGTTTCGCGCCTTACGTCCGGCATTGATGCTTGAGACCTTTGATACTTCAGACCGTGTAAATGCTAAGGCTAAGGCAAAGAAAATCATCTGGCAACAGCTTGACCCTGAGTTGATGGGGCCAAACAAAGATAAAAAGGGCTTTTCTGAACAAGTGACGGCGCACGATAACCTGCTGCGTGCATGGAAGCAAAATACCGTGCTTGTGACTACCGCTCCTTATGTAAAGGATATCAAGTATGTTGAGCCAAAAGTTGAGATGACAAATATCGAGACTGTCAAACAGTATCGCAATCGAGAAATGGCTGCTTTGGGTATTAGTTTCTTGAATACTGATGGTCAGCAGACTGTTTCAACTGCAAAGGTGTCTCTTGACCAGCTGATGAAAAATATCGGTAAGATTGCAGAACAGATTGAAGATGTATTAAAACGATGGTATCGTATTCGCCTTGAAGATGCAGGTGTAGACCCGATGTACTGCCCTGATGTGAAGGTCTCTACTACTGAAATGATGGGTATGGAGATGAAGAAGGCGATTGCTCAGTTCCTATTTACCACTTTGAACTGTTCTTACAAGACTGCTTACGAGTATATGGGACTTCATGCTGAGGACGAATTACGCAAACGTCAGGCTGAGACTGAGGAAGGTTATGACGATGTATTTGTGGCTCGCCAGACATCTTATACATCGACAGGTAATTCCGGCGGTGGTGGTGACAGTGATAAAAAGACAGGTCGTCCAAAGGGCGAGGAAACTGAAAAACAAATTTACGACCAGCAGAGAAATGAAGATAGTAAGTGAGGTGATGAACGATGAGTAAGGAGTATTTCTATAGTAGAAATATCTGTTGCTCTGAGATTACGGAGCATCCAGACCACTATCTTGCCAAGTTTGTCATCTGTGATTTCTCAGTAAATGGGAATCAGGTTGCTTTAAACCGTGACACCATTGAAAGTTGGATGAGTACATTGGTTGGCAACCCGCTTGTTGGTAAGTTGGTCGTAGCTCCAAAGGGTGAACTGGATTTTTCCGGTCACAATATGAAAGTCGTCACCAGAAAAGACAACGATGGCAATGAATACAAGACTGCCGAATTTGACACTGATGCGTTCGGTAGTTTTCAGTCAGTCGGTATCGAGAAAATTGACGATACCGACTTTATTGTTGCCTCTTGTAAGATCTGGAAGCGATATCCAAAGGCTTGTGCGACGATTCTGCGCCGTATTGAGAGCGGCACATTAAATACCAGTTGGGAAATTGATGTACTGAAAGCTCATAAGGGAATCGTGGGTGGCCGCATGGCAAAAATCATTGACGATGGTGTGTTTACTGCACATTGCTTGCTTGGTGCAAATGTTGAACCAGCATATAAGTGCTCTAAACTGCTTGAAGTCGCTGAAACCGATTTTGGTCTTGAATTGGCAAATGCCTATATCGAGGATACAAAAGAGATTTCAAATATAGAATCTAATGAAAAGGAGGCAAAAAATTTGGAACTGAATAAGGATAAGGAGACTCAGACCGCACAGGTTGAGAATCCAACCGAGACTGAGCAGGCAAAGCAGACGGCTACTGAGCCCACCACTCCGGCAGAGCCTGATGTTCAGACTTCCGAGGAAGGTGGTGAAACCCCTCCCCCGACTGAGCCTGAAACCGGTACTGAGCCTGCTGGTGAGCCAGAGCCGGAGTCTACCACTGAGACTTCCAGTTTGACCGGTCATGACCTGTACGAGAAGCTGAATGAGGCTGTTGTGAAGTTTAATTCAGATATGTATCTAGCCGAAGTGTTCCCCGAAGATCACACTATCTGGTGTAAGAAATTTGGTCGTTGTATGAACGATTTGGATTACATCATGTTCTCTTACACCGTTGAGGGCAACGAGGTTTCTCTTGGCGAGCCGCAGCGTATCACTCTGACTGTTTCTATTTCTGATGTTAACACCAAGATTGCGGAGCTGAATAACACTATTGCAAGTCTGAATACTGAGCTGCAGAGTGCAAAGGAAGAGGTTGCTTCTCTGACTCCATATAAGGATCAGGCAGAGAAGGCAGAGGCAGAAAAAGCGGCTGCAGAGCTTGCACAGAAGAAGGAGGATCTGCGTCAGTACGCACTCTCCAGCAAGATGATTACTGAAGCTGAAGTTTCCGATGGTGGCAATTACGCAAGTCTGATTGAGAATCTGGACGAGACCGGCATCAAGAATGTGATTGCCGAGCGTTGCGTTGAAGCTGCCAAGAAGGCGCCTGCTGAAAAGAAGATTGAGACCTCTGAGGTACATAAGTCTGAGAGCATCAAGCTGAATTTGAATGAAACCAAGTATAACACCACTAACGCTAACAAGCGTGATGCATGGCGGGAATATTTGGGTAAGTAATAACATTTAAGAGAAAGGAAAAATATTATGATTCGTGAACTGATGGTAAACGGCGCGAAGAATATTCCCGCTAACTATGCCGCAAAGGTCGATATGGTCACCGGCATGGGTGTCCAGGTTGACCACAAGGCTGGTCAGGTTAAGTTCCCTGACGCAGCTACCGCTGAGGGCATCGAGATGGTTGCCCATGAGTTTATCCCGGAGGGCATCTATGCAAGCCAGACTAATTTTGATGACTATGATAAGATGGCAACCGAGATTAAGGCAGGTGTGCTGGTGAAGCGTGTTCCTCTGTATGCTGGCGAGCTGTACGGCACCGACCAGTACAAGGATGGCGATGCACAGGATACCAATATCGGAAAGCTGCTGGAGGTCAATATTGACGGTAAGTGGCAGGTTGCTACTACTGGTACTTCTCGTTTTGAGTTTGCTGGTGTGATGGACGACAACGGCCACAAGCTGATTATGATTAGTGTGCTGCCCGAGGCAAAGACTGTTGCTTGATTGAGAGAAAATCTTGAATATGATACGTGAAATTTAAGGCTATCGTCTTTTGGCAGTAGCTCTTTTATTTTGCGCGAAGAGAAAGGAAATGAATTATGGCACTGGATATTGAAGTGGCCGAGCTGATGAAGCAGCCTGGTCGTGTTTATGAAGTTGCTGAGAAGACTCAGTACAATCGCGCTATGGATGCCGAGGACAAGGAAATTGCAGAGGTTGTTGGCGCTCATGTTGAGGAGCTGATTGACAAGGGCGATCCCAATAAGGAGATTGCTCAGTTTGTTAACCGCACCGTGACTGATGAGCTGTATGGTGCACCTGACGAGCTTCTGGACTCCATGTTTGAGCGTGGTAATGTTGGTGAGTTTGATGACTACGAGGCAGGTCGTACTGTTAAGAATACTCTGAAGGCTTATGATGCAGCTAAGGGTGGCAACGTGCCGAAGTCTTACCTGCACTACGAGACCATTAAGCCCGTCTGGCGTAATAAGCAGATTGAGGCTGATCTTAGCTTTGTGGAAGTAAGACGTAATGCTTGGAAGAGTGTGGCAACTCTGACCACCTTTATGACTGAGGCTCTGAAGAACCAGATGTTCTATGACATTTTCAGCATGGTTGATGACGCTATCACTGGTGGTGAGCAGAAGATCGATGCACAGGGCAAGGAACCCACTATGCAGGACATGGACGCTCTGGCTCTGTATCTGAATGAGTACGCCGATGGTGGTAATCCCTTCACTGTCAGCCTGATGAAGTATTGTGCCAAGATGCGTCGTATGACCGGTTACGCTGAGTATCTGTCTGACGCAGCTAAGGACGAGTTCAACCGTTATGGTCTTGTTAAGACTTATGATGGTGTTGCTATCACTGGTATTAGCTCTGCTAAGAAGCTGGGTGATGGTTCCCTGCTGATCCCGGATAAGCGTATCTATGGCATCGCAGGCAAGATTGGTCGCCTTGACATGAAGGGTGAGACTCATACTTACGAGGATCACGACAACAACAACGAAAAGATTCATCTGATGGTCAAGGACTTTACCTTCGGTTATAGCATTGATCATATCGAGCGCGTTGCTAAGATTGTTCTGCAGTAATTTTTACCAAAGGCAAATTTGAGCGGGGACTTTGCGGTCTCCGCTTTTATAGAAAAGGAGACAAATTATGAGTTCCGTGATGGAAAAGAAGTTTATTGACGTTCTGAACTGCGACGATAACGTGGTTACCATTTCGTCACTGAACGGTAAGGGTTATACTTTCGAGCCCGGTAGTGTGGAAGATCCTTGTGTGATTCCTATTCCGCCGGAGGAGATTATGTATATGAATAGCACTTGTTCTGCGTTCAAGAATGGTGTTCTGCGTTTTCGCCCTGAAGAGCAGAATGAAATCTTTAAGGCTATTGGCATTAAGGGCGACGATGTTCTATTCATTGAAGATATCGACAATGCGATTCTAAATCCCACTGTCGAGAATCTTCAGCGTATGATTGACATTAAGGATGGTGCTCAGTTTGAGCGTATTCGTGGTCGCTTTTATCGTATGACCAATGCCGGTGAAGATCTGTCTACCAAGGTCAAGCGCCTGATTGACGAGCGTTATAAGGAGCTCCGTGCTGGAAAGCGTAACAGTGAGCTGTCTGTCGTACCTGCGACCAAGTCTGCTGATAATGTTCAGGCCGAACTTGAAACTGCAAAGAATCAGATGGCTGAAATGCAGAAGCAGATGCAGGCTATGATGGCACAGATGCAGGCTATGATGGCAGGCGCACAGACTGTTGCACCGGATAATTCTGTAGAAAAGACTACTGTCAAGCGTGGCCGTAAGAAGGCAGAGGCAGAAAAGGCGGAGGTTGTTCCCGCCGAGTAAGATTGGAGGGATAATGTGACCGCATTTTCGGAAATATACGACAAGTTCTACGAGCTGGTCGAAACTGATAGTAATTTCTTTCAGTATTTTGACCTGAGCGAGAATGAAGTGCGAGATCTTGTACATGACCGTGCAAAAAGTTATTTGATGGAGTCACTTTCTGTGATTACCAGAAACATTGAACCGGAAGAGGATTTTAGTTTCGATGATTACGATTCAGAACTAGAAGAGTTTAATTCAGATCTCACATTCGATGAGATTGATATGTTAGCGCATTTGATGTTGGAGCAACATTTTAAGCGTGAGTTTGGGAAGTTGAAAGCATTTAGCGCACAGGACCTTCCTACGAGTTTACAAGTATTCTCCCCTGCTAATGAGCGCACGAGTATTCGTGCTCTTGTGAAAGACATTCACGAGGAGAATATGACGATGTTAGACAACTATATGGCAAAAGACCGCTCGACCCGTAAGCGTAAGACCATCGACTATGATACATACGCTTCCTACTCTGAGTAAGGAGGTGTACCGATGGACTTTTATACAAGGGCACGAGCTGTTGGTGGTGCCGCAAAAATGTCTAACAAAAAGGATGTCAAAATTGCTTTTGCAAAGCGAGATTTTGCTGCACATTTTAAAGATAGCGTTGATTATGAGGATAATGCTCTTGTGAATGGTTTACCTCAGAAGCTGGTTGTTAGTCGCAGTAATAGTATTGCTAAGGAAAAGAAAATCTGGGCTTATCCTGGTGATTCTTTGAATCTTGGCGACATTGTTGACTGCTACAATTGTAAATAGCTGGTAACTGAGATTGAGCCAAACGATGAAATTTTTCTTCGTGGAAAAATGGAGCTGTGTAACCGTCAAATCCAATGGCAAAATCCGATTACTGGTGAGATAGTCTCTCGTTGGGCAACACTGAGTAAGCCTTATTACGCAAATAATAAGGAGATTATTATGACTTCATTGAGTCAACGTGAATATAAAGTACAGATGCCTTTTGATGACGAGACTGCACTGATTGACCTTGATAAGCGCTTTATGTTGGAAATTATCAATGGCGAGCCGAAAACGTATGTTACGACTTCTGTTGACCAGAGTACAGAGCGTTACGAACTGCATGGTAAAACACAGGGATTCCTTGTGTTGAACATCCGGCAGGATCAGTATAACAGTAAGACGGATAATGCTGAGAAGATGATTTGTGATTATTTTGAGCCAAACAAAATCGACGAATCAGAAATAGATTCTCGTGTGACTGCTACTATAAAGTATGTAGGAAAACCAGAGGTTCGTATTGGTGGTTCTTGGAAAAAATTCTCTCCTATGTTCACAAGTGTTGCTGGCGAGGAAATTACTGAAATTGCTAAGTGGAAGTTCGTTTGCCTTGAGGAATTCAAGGAATTTGTAGAAACGCAGACTGCCGACGATGGTACTTTTAAAATTCGTATTTTGAATAATAGTATTATGGACGGCTCAACTGTTAGGATTTCTCTGGCAAATGCAGATGGTACGGCAAATACATCTATCGAATGTAAGGTGGTGAGTTTGCTGTGACAACGAGTGAGCTGATTACAGAGTATAAAAACAAATTGGCCTTGAAGCTGGTCAATACTGATGGGCTTGTTGAAGCGATGGGTAATGATGACATTGAAGAGCCTGACGAGGCGATTTATACATACATCTTCCCATACTTCCATATTCCTGACACAATTGAGGCAGCGCACAGCTATATTTGTTTTAAGGTAAATATGACTGACCGAAGCAACGTCAACGACTGGTATGAAAACTTCACACTTACTGTGTGGGTTATTGTGAACCAGGCGCTGATGAAAATGAATGGCCATGGTGGTGCAACACGAGTTGACTATCTGAGTGGTCTTGTGGAAAAAGAACTACACGGCAGTACAATTTTTGGAATCAAACAGCTTAAAATCACATCCAATATCGAGGACAATATGGATTTACACCATCGTGTGCGAATTATGACGTTCAAGACGCAGGATCTGGATGACCTTGTGGGGTGTGGCTGATGGAACTTCGGGAAATGTACGAGCCAAGCTTGATGCGCGGAAGAGACTTTAAAATCAACGACAAAATTACGATTCACATGCCTTCGGTCGGTGACATCATCGATTATGGTGAGCAAAAGTATTTTCAGTTAGTTTATTTATTCTGTTCTACATCGAGCGACTACAAAGCACAGCTTGACTCTGTTGGAATTGATTGGCAGAAGATTTCGGACTTTGAAATGTTCCGGCAACTTTTTATAGGCAATAAAGACCAAGATATGTCTATTTTGCTTGGCGATATGGACACTTCTGGGTTTATGATGGCGAAAGATAACATAAGTGGTGAGATCGTATTACACAACAGGCTTACGGACACTCGTATTGACCATGTGGTGTATGAAACGATTTCTCAGTACCTATGTGCTGCGAATGGAATTGAAAAGCATTCCGAGTTTGCTGCCGACGAACCGACAAGAATTGCAATGATAGAGGAAGCCAGAGACAACTTGGAGTATCAAAAAATTAAGCGTTATGAACCACACCTTGCGGAGCTTGTGCTCTCGATGGCGTGTTCGTCTGGCTTTAAAGCGGATTACTTCAAGGCTATGGATTACCCTATGAGTGTATTCATGAATCATGTAAGAAAGATTCAGCAAATAAAAAGTTACGACAATACGATGCATGGCGTTTACGCTGGCACCGTGGAATTTGGAAAGATTCCAAAAGCACAACTGGATTGGACGAGCAAGGTTGATTGACCTTGCTCTTTTATTTTTATCCAAATAAATTGAAAGGAAGAATATTATGAGCGATTTTAATTTTAATGAGGTCGTTATTGACCGCGTTCATCGCATTCACGAGTATGATCTGAACGGCAAGCGTCTGTGGACCATGAATCAGGTTAAGGATTTCAAGCTGACTCTGGGCGGCGAGACTGTTTACGCTCAGGATGCACAGGGCGTTAACATCATGGCATTCGATAAGAGTAAGACTGCAGAGGCAGATTGGTCTAATGCTCTGATGCATCTGGGTGCTCTGGCAGAGCAGATGGGCTCCAAGAAGGAGGTTGCTTCCTCTGAGGCAAAGCAGGTCTTTACCACTGTTGAGTACCTGACTTCTGCTGACGGCAAGAAGCTGACTCTGACCCATACCCCCAAGGCTGCTGTTGCAAATGCCCCCTTTAAGTACATCGATCTGGTCGATGGTCAGGGTAATGCACTGAAGACCTTTGAGCTGGGTGAAACCGCAGAGTCTCAGTTCTCTGTTACTGGTACTGAGGTCACTCTGCCCACTGGTGCAGATCTGAAGGCTGGCGACCGCTTTGTTGTGAAGTATCAGTACGAGAGCGAGGAGGGTATTGCTATCAATGATAGCGCCGATAAGTTCTCTACCGAGGGTGAGTTCGTGATTGAGGCATTCTGCTACAATCCCTGCGATAAGGCAAACAAGAAGCTGATGCGTATCATCTTCCCGAATGCCAAGATGGATAATGCTATCGATATGACTTTCACTAATGAGCTGGCTCATCCGGTCAAGATTAGCGCTACTCAGGAATACTGCTCTGAAGACAAGCGCCTGTTCCGTATTGAGACTGCTGCTGCCTAATGGCAAATCTGAATTGGTGCCGTACTTGCGGAAAAGAATATCCGGTTTGCCCGCATTGCGAGCAGGATGCGCGTCTTAATCCTTGGCGAATGATTTGCGACACTGAGCCGCACTTTCTTGTGTGGACTGCCGTAAACCAGTATCGTCAGGGAATTATTTCAAAAGAGACGGCAAAAGCAGATCTGACTACTCTTTTGATGCGCAAGTACAAGAATGTTACGGAAGCCGAGGTAGAGACTTTTATCCCAGCTGTTCGTGATGTTTTCCATGAGATCATGGATGAGCCTGCAAAGGCTGAGAATGAGTCATCTAGTGATGTAAAGGATGAGACGCCCGTGAAGCCGGTAGTTAAGAGAACATCAAATCGTAAGGGGCGGGCATAACCGCCCCTTTGTTTTTCGTGGTGGTTTTATGGAGAAAAAGAACAGGACAAAGTTTAATGTCAGTAAGAATCCAGCAGATAGAACATACGATGGCGTAGTTTATGATAGTAAGGCAGAAATGTTGTTTTATCGAGATATTATATTGCCAAGGCTGGCAAGCGGCGAAATTGTAGAGTGTCGTAAGCAAGTCCCCTTCCTTCTGCAGGAAGCGTTCCGCCGGGTCGATAAGGACGGAAAGGACGTAGCGGTGCGGAAGATTGATTATGTGGCGGACTATGAAATTACATATCGAGATGGCAGCAAACAAGTGATTGATACGAAAGGATTCGCTGATAGTGTTGCACTGATGAAGCGCAAGATGTTCTGGTTCAAGTACCCTGATGTAGATTACCGCTGGATTACATACTCCAAAATTGATGGAGGTTGGGTCGATTACGACGACCTAAAAAAAGCTCGAAAAGAGCGAAAGAAATTAAAGCAAGCACAGACGAAAGGGAGATAAAATGAAGGTTTTAAATTTTCAGGAGCGAATCGACTTCGTGAAAGAGGTCATTGAGATGTGTACCGTTCAGGACGATTATCAGCCTGCGCTGTTTGATGCGGCATTTCGGCTGACCTGTTTGAAGTATTTTGTTGGTTATGATTATCGCAATGAGCCGCAGACTGAGTGGCCGCGCATTGCTTATGAGTCTTTTAACCTGAAGATTGAAGCTGCAGGTTGCGATACCGCTATGTTCTGGGATCAGTATGATTCTCTGGAGAAGGCAGTGCAGGAGCGTGTGCAGCGTTCTCACGATGAGTATCTGGCTCTGGCAATTTGCAACAAGCGCGATGCGTTTGTCGAGTTTATTGATTACCTGAAGAATTATCTGGATGAGGCAAAGAAGAATCTTGGAGACTTTGATGTAAATCAGGCTTCTCAGGTTATGTCTGCCCTGCTGGACAATAAGCAGGAGATCTCTGCTGTGCTGGCAAAAGATAAAAAGGAATAAACACTTTTAGAGGTGGGTTGGAGGGAATTTTAATATGGCTACAAGAAGTAAACCGCTGAAGTTATGGGATGCTGAGAAGTTTAAGAACGTAAACCCAGTGTCTTTGAAATACTGGGATAGATATGAGACTGATATGGGCATCCGTGACCTCAGCCCGTCTACTGTTTACAATTATGAATCGGATTTCAAGCAGTGGATGATTTATGTTTTGGACAATCAGGGCAATGCCCCTGTGACGGAACTTGAAGAAGAGGATATTGAGGAATTTCTGTTCTACTGTAAGAAGCATGGAAACAACTCTGCTCGTATGAAACGGCGTATGAGTACAATTTCTGCGCTATATCGGTATCTTCGCAAGAAGAAAATTATCAAAGAAAATCCGATGGAGTTCATTGACCGACCGACCAAGGACGTGGCTGTTGTGAAGCAGACATACCTTACACCGGACGAGGTCAAGTTGATGCGAGAGAAGCTGAACGCTATGGTTGAATCTGCGACCACCGTTCACATGAAGGATAATGCGATGACGTTGCGTCTGTACGCACTGTTCTCACTGTCCACGATGGCTCGTGTCAATGCTGTGCGAAATACACTCTGGAAGTCTATCGATTATGAGAACCGCATGGTGCATGACGTTCTGGAAAAGGAAGGCAAAATTGTTGACCTGATGTTCAGCAAGGAAGTTTCTGAGCTTTTGAAAGAACTGAAAGAGTATCGCACTGAGCATGATATTGAGGATGGTGGCTATGTGTTCGTTGGTACGAAAATCAATGGCGCATGGATGCCGATTACCTCAAGCACTGCCGGTGACTGGTGTAAGAAGATTGGCGAGATGATTGATGAGCCAACGCTGCATCCGCATGATTTCCGGCACAGTGGTGCTACTCTGTTGAAGAATGCCGGTATGAGTCTGGAGGACGTATCTTCCCTGCTTAACCATGCTGGTACGGATGTGACCAACAAGTATTACATCAAGAAGGATACGACCAAGATTCAGTCCGCAAAGGATCGGTTTGAGATTTGAGGTGGAGTGAATGAAACAGTCATACACAAACTTCGATGATCTATTGAGTGATGTGGCAGATGGTGTGGAGCAGATTATGCAGAACGTAGCTCCGCAAATTGAATCCGTTTTACAGACAAGTGCAAGGAGAAATATTAAATCACAGTCCGCTCGCTCTGCTGGAATCGAAGATGCAAGTAATATTGTAAGTAGTGTGACTCGTGATGGGAATACTGTTACGATGATTGTAAAAGATATTGCAAAACCGCAACCGTCTTATTTTCTTGGTGGGAAAAAGCTCGATTCTCAACGTGTAGCAGATACTTTATTGTACAGAGAATATCATTTTGGTAACTCACCGATTGTTTGGAACGAATATGGTGGAGCAAATATTCTATTTGATGAGCGTGAGAACGCGGCTGTTGGTGGAACTATGTTTGCGAACTGGATTGAGAATGGTCTTTGGATGGATCTGAGTTATTATCTTCGGTCTGGTGGACAGAAAGAATATCGCCCTGCACGTCCGTTTATTGCTCCTGCGCAAGTCGAGGCGGCAATGATTGTTAAGACGGCTTTACATGGATTGTAAAAGCCATCTTTTATGAGAATTTATTTGGAATAAAATTTGAATGAGAGGAGGCTGGCTTGAAGAAGCTGGCCGCTTCTCTTTTTTATTTTGAAAGGAATTGTTGAAAATGGAAAAGAGAGGTGACCAACAGTATGGATGAAAAAGAAAATACTGGTACAGAGTCTTCTGCCGTAACAGCCATTAAGGTCAAGGTTGTTATTGACACAAACAAAACGGAATTAGATAAGCAATTTAATTCTGTTAAGGAGCATTATAAAGAAAAACCAGTAAAAATTGCTTTTGGAGTAAATCAAAACGACACTATCCGTAATATAAATGATGCGCTTGATAAGGTAGTCAAGAGTGGAAAACTAAAAACTCCAAAAGTCACACTTGATGTTAATATCGACCAGAGCAAAGTAACCGCACAGCTTAAAAAAGCTATGCAATCTGCGGCAAAGCAGACAGTTAAGGTTGATACCGGAAAGTCTGGTTCTACGAAGACTGATACTACTGGTGCTTCAGAGATTAAACAGTTAGAAAAATTTGTTGAGCAAGCAAAAGCCAAAACTATCGAATGGAAGAGTTCAATTAAAGGAACTACGGAAGAAGCAAAAAAATTAAGTTCCAATCTTCAGAACATAGTAGACCAAATCAATGCTCTTGATAAAGATCATACTTCAAAAGGATATGCGTCTGGTGTAAACGGCCTAAAGACAAGCTTCAATATCGCAAAAGAACAGGTTTCTGATTACACAAAAGAATATCAAAAGCTTGAACGGCAAGCTACTTCTACTCTTGATAATATTCATAAACAGCAAACGAAGTTAAAGGCTCATGGTATTAGTAGTTTTGATAGGCAGATTTCTGGTTATGGCAATGACAAAGACGGAAGTTTTGAAGCTCGTTTTAGAAATCTTGATAAATTAAATCCACAGTCTAAAGAGTATGCTGAGACACTTGGTAAAATTCTTGTAGATTGGGAGAAAGTAAATATCCAGATTAACGAGGCCATTAAAGCCGAGGGAAATCTAAGCGTGTCTGCAACTGCACGGCAAAAGAAAATAGAAGATGTGGCCGATTCGATTCAAGGACTGCGTAATGTTGCAATGGGTTCTGATGTTGCCAAAAACAAAGAGTTAAAAAAATATGCTTTTGGCGATACAACAAAGAATGCAGACTCCGGTGCGTTGCATGACCTTGATGTTAGTCTCAAAAATTTAAAAGCGGTTCAAAACAATCCAACAGAATTTATTAAATAGTTGCAGGCACTTGAGAATGAGCTTGGAAATGTTTCTCAAAAACTGACAGAGTATAAGAAAAAATTTCAAGAAAGCACGAGTACAACAAATGAGTCAACGAATCTTCGAAACCTTGTTACAACTATAAATAAGTACGAAGAGACTCTAAATAATCTTGATAAGAGGCAAGACTTAAAGAAACGTCTATATGATATTCGAGATGCAGCAGAAGCACAATCTAAGCCGTTTAATGTTCTGAGTAATGAGTTTGCAGAACTGAAAATCGACATGGAGAACGCTGGTATAGCCGCTGAAACGCTTGGTCAAAAACTATCTCGTCTGTTCAAGGAACATTTCCAGACCGCCATCGCTATGGCTGGCGTTGCAATGGTCAAACAAGGTCTGCGAGAGGTTTATGATAATGTCGTAGAGATAGACGATGCTATGGTAGAGTTACGCAAGGTCACAAACGAAAGTGAAAATGCGTACTCGCAGTTCTCTGATCGTGCGGCAAAAACCGCTCGTGATTTGGGTGCATCAATTTCTGATTATATTAGTGCAACAGCCGACTGGTCTCGTCTTGGATATAATATGCCTGATGCAGAGGAACTTGCACGTGTAAGCACTCTATTGAAGAATGTTGGCGATGGTATTGAAAGTGTTACTGATGCATCGTCTTACATGACTTCTGTTTTGAAAGGTTTCGACCTTGTTGCGGAGGATGCTCAAAAGGTAGCTGACCTTGTTAATGAAGTTGCGAACAACGAACCTGCGAGTGCAGAAGATATCCTTGAAATATTAACTCGTAGCGGCGCAGCATTACATGAAGCCGGAAATGATCTTGATCAGGCAGTTGCGCTTGGTGTGGCTATGAACTCTGTTACCCAAAATGCGGAGTCCACTGGTCAAACATTAAAGACTGTAAGTATGTATCTAAGAGCCGCCAAGACAGATTTGACTGCAATGGGAGAATCTACAGACGGGTGTGCGAATTCTGTTTCCGAGCTTCGTAGTGAATTAAAGAAGCTTACTGGTGTTGATATCATGGCAGATGCCGCTGGAACTCAATTCAAGAGTACCTACGACATTTTGATGGAGATTTCTAAAGTCTGGGGCAAGTTGACTGATGTTGATCGTGCAAATGTTACGGAGCTTCTTGGTGGCAAGCGCAATGCAAACAGTGTTTCAGCCGTATTATCCCAATTCCAGATTGCAGAAAAATCAATGAAGGATGCTGCCAACAGTGCTGGTTCTGCGGCAAAAGAAAATGAAGTCTATCTTACCAGTATTACTGGTAAGTTGAACCAGCTTGACAGTGCATTCCAACAGTTCAGTAAAGACCTGCTTGACAGTTCTTTGATTAAATTCTTTGTAGACTTCGCGACTGCTACTGTTGACATTGCTGATGGTGCAGTTAAAGCCGCAGGCGCATTACCTACTTTGACAGCCGCCATTTCTGGCGTGTTGTCTGTAATGCAGATGAGCGGAAAGCTCAAAAATGGTGCGGGTAAAGTTAATATGCCCT